CGACGGCTCCGGCTACGGCTACGGCGACGGCGACGGCTACGGCTCCGGCTACGGCGACGGCTAAGTTACTACTTCATTTAAGCGATTCAGTTTAAAGCTGTCTTGCAGGTGCGATGCCTGCGATCGCTTTTGGCTGCGTACATTGCTTGCAGCTGTGACAGCTCGGAAAGACGGGCATTGCGGTGTTCTGGACGAATGGTGCGAGACTCGCTCTTGCACCTTTTACTCCGACAAAAAACCCGGCTGCGAACCGGGTAAAACACATTTTCATTTTTGGTAATCAATTATGACAGTATGCGTAGAGCGATCGCTCTACGCATGAGGCGATCTCATCCAACTTATTTAGGAGTAAAAATGAAAATCGAATACGACTACTTGTTGAGTGCGCGGTTCTGCCCGCAGAAAGGCGAGGTAGTTTACTCGCGACAATTATCGCGGAACGTTGTGGTAGTTGATGTTGTCAGCAACGACATCAACTATGAAGGCTGCTCCGATTACGATTGCGATGATTATTGTGTCGCCGTCTTGGAGGTTGAGCCATGTCAGAGTTGACGTGGAGCGCGATCGCTGTCAACAATCCCGCTAGGGTTAGGCGATCTGGTCATCAGTTAGATGGGACGATCGTAAAGATTGTTAGCCTCGATCGCGATCGTCAAGTCGCAACAGTTAAAAAGCTGAAAGGTAACAATCGATATTTCGTCCCCATTCCTAATCTTTTGCCAATTCAAATTGTAAGAGGTTAAATATGCCAATCAAAGGGCTTACGGATGAAGGCGCAAGGAAAAAACGCCAACAATCCTACTGGTCTGGTATCCTCCACAAAGGAACCAGGAAAATCAAGCGTCAAGACGGTAAGGAAGTGTTTGGAAAGGATCTTGAGAGATTCTTTCGCTTTGAGCCTAAATCTGAACTGGCTCGCGACATTCTGATGCGCGCTTATCCAGAGGCGAAGTGCGATCAGAATGGGGATATCATTCTCCAGGAATTAGATATTTTTGCGGCGACGAGCGAGATCGCCTCTACTTTTTGGACTGGGATGCGCGAGTGGGACGGATCGGTTTTAAAACGCGAGTGCGATCGCGAAACCATCTCGCTCGAAGCAAAAACTTACACGGATATTTACGGGCATGTGCGGACAAAACCCGTACCCTGCGAAAAGAGATGCGCGATCGCAGATGAGGATGTCGGCGTGCAATGCCCCTTGGGATGCGTACAGGAGGGGGTGCTGACCTTCTATCTCTACCTGCCTCAAATGTTGACTCAAGGGTTGCACCTCCCTCACCCATGCAAAATGACCGTCAGCGGATACACGGATCTGACCGGCATAGATGAGGCGCTACTTCAAATAGAAGAGATTTACGGTTCCATCAAGTCCTCGCCCATTGCAGTTGGCACGATGGGGAATGTTATTCCCCTGAAACTTCGGCGGGTGCAGGTCGATATCAAGAGGCCAGTCCTTTCAAAAACCGAGGTAGTTCAAGTCCTTGGAAAAGATCAGCCCAAGCGGACTGGTAAGAAAGCTGACGCGACAACTTGGGCAGTATCTCTGGAAGTCAATCCGCATTGGGTTGCGGCATATGAGGCGATCCAACAAGCGCAGATCGCGATCGCGATGGGCGCGCGTCCAAGCGCGGCACTGCTACAAAGGTTGCCGATCGATATGGCACTAGAGCCTGCGGTTGAAGTTCCGTCGCTTCCGCCAAGCCAGCCAGTTGAAGATCCGCCTATCCCTATTTATGCGTCCGATCGCGAAGCAGCAGAAATTTGGGCGATCGCGCAATCAGCAGGTTGGACGAAAGAGGCGCTTAGGTTGATGTTGTTGCAGTCGTTTGGCATTGCAGGCTCTAGGGAAATTCCCATTGAGAAGCTGCCAGAGATTGCTAAGGTAGCTGGCGATCGGGCGATCGCAGGGCGATGGTTGTCGGTTGATGAAAGTTCAGCAAATAAGGTTCGTTAAAGCGAGGGAAAAGTCGTGCAAATCAACATAAAGTTTTACGCAGAGCAAGCATCAAAAAAAGAAGCAGAGGCTATTTTCAAGGTTCCTATCAAAAAGATAATCGAGAGCATTGCTGCTTCTGTTCCAGGGTGCGAGATCGATAGAGAAGATCTTGATAGTCTTGGCTCTCAAAACCCATCCGAACTGTCAGGAGCGATCGAGTGGACTTGGGCTGTCAAGCAGGAATTCAACGGATATACCGGAATTGGCATGATTTGGCTCAACACCAAATTTACCAAAGACCTACCGTTTACCAACGTGGACACAGTTGATTCGCAAGGTCGCAGGCTTCGGATGGAGGTAAGAGTCTCGTGACAGACAAGGAGAAGGAGAAAGCGAGGGTGTTTGTGTACACTCGCGGCGATGGGAAATGGATCGCAATTGAGGTTGTGTCGCAAGCTTGTATTGCGATAGAGAGGTCTGAAACTTTAGCGCGTGACTGCGCGATCGCCCGTCTCGACGCAGTGAAATAAATACCAAGAAAGGGGAGAGTTCGCCGCTCGCCCCTTTCGGTACACCCACTGAGGCAATGACAACGCGATGGTACGGAATGCTCAACTGTAGCGAACCGCGCTACGGTTTGCTTGCATCAGTTAGCTACGCTTGTTTGATTTGCCGCGATCGCCATAGTTGAAGACTGTATTAAACGTATTTAGTCCTTCGGCGCGCTTCATCCCCAAAAACTTTAAGGAAAGTACTTGACAAGTGCTTTCCTTAAAGCTTTAATTTATATAGTGAGACAGTTCAGTTTAGCCACATTCCTGTCCCACAGCCCATTTAGAGCAAGGAAATTTTATCATGTCTCGTTCAGCAAGATCTCAGTTTAAGTCAGCATCCAAACTCCGCGATCGCGCGATAGAGCAAGAAGCGCTATCCCAAATCCGCGATTTTTTAGAAGGATGCTTGGGTAGCGATGATTGCAAGCCTTGGGACTTGTCCCAGGAAGAAGCTAAGGAGATTCATGAGAATCGGCAAGAATTTCCAATTCTGATGGAACAGTTGAGAGCTGAAGGCAAATCTGCTGGGGCGAGGTACATCGCCGCCCGGATCAATTCCGGCGCAGATCCCGATCTGTACCAGTTAACAATGGACTGGTTCGCGCACCGCAACATCAAGCGCGAACTGAGTAAAGAAGAGTTGGCAGAAATTGGCGCATCCGCTATGGATTTGCGGATGTTAGGTATTGAAGGCCAGCGCGAGGCCAGAGAATTTTATAAGCTGTATCGGGAAGTGTTGGTTAAAGGCAGAGTTTGGGGGTCTTGCTATCAGCCTAACCACTACAGGGTTAAGGCGATCGCCACTACCCCAAACTACAATCGCCTACCGTTGTGGGTGAAAAAAATTTTACTCAATACGCCCTGGATCGAAACGGGCGATCGCATTGGTAATATTTGGAGGCTGATCCCATGCGCGAAAGCATGGAAGCACGCGCCAAGCCTGCCTAAAAATCTTGCAGAAAAAGTCGGCAAGATGTCGGTGGAAGCCAGATATTTGGCTTTTTGGGCATGGGAAAATGCCTGCGAAAAGATTTTGTCCGGATCGCTTAAATCGATCCGCCATTTTGATTGGCAGGCGTATGCAGTAAGCCGGAGCCAGTTGATCGAAGCTTTTTGGATCGAGTTGCGCCGGTTGCAGTCTGTTGGCCTCTCGTCGCTGATTGCCGAATGCTACAACGAGGCTCGTTGTAGCCGCTACGCTCACAACAAACTCCGCAATTTGGCGGAGATCGTGCTGAACTTACCCCACGGCTTTTTGTTTGAGGCGTGGGGACGGCATAAACACGCCTCTCAAGATTCGTGCTTAGAGGCGATCGCAACTCATGGCTCGCCTGAAGATGTTTGCCGAAATTTATTTGGCAATGCTGGCAAGCGCACCGTCGAACTTTTTAAATCTGCCAGCAAAGATGCTTGGAGATGGGCGTCTGCTGTTTGCGATCAAAACGCAGATGCGATTCAGAAAGTTTTGGCGACGAAAGAGATTATCGCCTATCAGCCAGATGCCATCGAGTTTTTAAAATCCCTGCCTATGCAGTCCAGGGTTCGGCTCCTGGCTGCAACGACCTTTAAATATCGAGGAGCCGTCCATCCAATTTCGGACGATTACGTCCGGGACACTGGATATCTCTGGAAGAATATACCCCAGAAGCCCGAACTAGGGCGCATCCGCTGCTGGTTTAGCGCTCACGAACAGCTATCTGCTGCGTTTGTGAAGTCTCTTCCTGATGAGGCTCTGCCAATTCCTCAAGGGTGGGAACGAGTTGATGGATTGTGTTCAATTGATGGGTCTTGGTCGCTGGAATTCCCTCGGCGGGTCGCGACTTTAAAGTATTACGGGGAAGCGCTGCGGAACTGCGTAGGGGGGTATGGCTCCGCGATTAAGAGCGGACGATCGGTTATTTTTGTCGTGCGCGAGCGCGGCATCCTCACGCACTGCGTTGAGGTTTGCGGAAACTACATCAACCAGTTCTATCGCTCTGGCAATAGCGGTCCTGATTCCGCTATTAAGAATTCGGTGTGCGAGGCGTTGCGCCAAGCTCGACTCATTTCTTAAAAAGCCGAAACCCCTTCGGGGGTCTGCTGGGTGGTTGTTTCCCCAGCACTGAAGAGGCAGGCAATGGAAATTTTTCTCGAATCGTTATTGGGTGCAGGTTGTGGCGTCCTTGCCGCTTGGTTAATGCGTCGTTACTGGAGGTAAAAATGAAAAAGATATTCAGTTGGGATGAGCTGGTGTTTATGGTCTCAGCCCTTAATGGGGTTATTTGCAGTCCCGGCACATTCGCTGCAAATCTTTGGGGTCACGTCCCCTACTCTGGGGAGGTTGGCTCCAGGATTGAGCCGAACATCTTGCTCGGGAAAGTATCAAGCCTTTCCTCAAGCGAGCTTGATATCTTGCATTCCCAGGTTGCGGACTTTTGGGAAGGTCAAGATGTTATCCCCAGCCTTCGCGATCGCATGAAAGCAGTTGGGTTGCTGGAATGGGAAAAGTAGCGCCAGAGATCCAGGCAATTATTGAAGCTTGGATCTCTGGCAAAGTTGAGGAGGCGATCGCGCTCACCAACGCGATCGCCCAAACCCAGCGGCGTTGCGTTGTTTGTGGAAAGCCCTTAGCGCGGCAAGCGAAGGGAGCCTACTGCAAGCAACATCAGCACAAAAACCCTCTGCAAAAAGAGAGGGTTAAAGCCGCAAAATCCAAGGCTCGTGCTAAAAAAAATTAAGCCTCGCACGGTCTCGGACGACCAAATAAATACCCTTGACCATAAAGCTTGCAGTCGTGTTTGGCTGCAAGCAATTTTAATATTGTCCAAGTGTATTCGCGCTCGACAGATTCCGCGATCGCCGAAATCGACAAGCTTGCCGCAACCTGAATTACTGCCTCTACCAGTACCATCCCTATTTGAGAAGAGATCTGCCCTACAAGCACTCCAGGGATCTTAATTGTGTGAGGATGTAGATTTTGCAGCAATTTAAAGGAGTTGTGTCCGGTCAAAAAATCGTCAATTGCGATTTCTGCTCCCAACGATTTTATTATTAAACTTTCTTGATAGTTCTCAAATTTTAATTGCTCTGTTATTTCAAATACAATCGTTTTAGCGTCGCATCCGCAAGCGTCCGCTAAGTACTTAAATCTCAAAGCAAATCCTTTCTTCTCAAAAGATTCGCTGCTGACATTTACATGCGTCTTGTGACTTGCGCTAGCGTATTTTAAAGAGTTTTCAATCACCCACCAATCTAGCTTAGAAATTAATTTAGGATAAACCGCGATCGCCTCGATAAACTCACCTGCCGCAACAACGCGATCGCCATCGTTGAGCCTCAATAAAATTTCCTCTGCATACAATTTTCCGCCAGTATCAACGATCGGCTGGCAGTGCAATTCTAGCTGATTCAGCTCTAATGCCTTCTCTATACGAGCTTTCCAGTATCTGTGCGGCGTAAAATTGTACCAGCGCGTCCGTATATATTATGCCATCGCGGAAAGTTCGTTTGAATATTGAAGTCACAGAAGAAGAAAGAAAAGCGTTAAAGGCGATCGCCCTAGATCTTGATACTTCGCTGACCGCGATCGCTAGAGAGCTTTTCAAGCAATACATTAAAGAATGCTTGAGCAACCCGAAATTGCCCAGTCACATCAAGGAGAAAATCAGCGATTGTTTGCGCGATTGAGTACTTGAGTACTTGAGTACTTGAGTACTTGAGTAAATACTCTAGAAAATATACCGAGGTAATTATTTCCTAATATTTCTAAATTTGTATTGTTAGATAACGCAATAAACGATGAGCGCTAAACAGAAAGCAGCGATGCAAATGGTGCTGTCGCTGATAGTGGTGTGCCTTTGTGTCTATAAACTTGTAGACAAAAGTTCTTTATCTGAAGAAAAGACTTTGTATTGGGGAGGTTTGTTGGGGATTGCAGGGGCTTGGTTGCCTTCTCCATCAGAATCTCAAGAGCGACAAATAGTCGCAGCTAAAAGCCCAGAGGAGGAAGTCTAAGGTAGGCTTGGTGCATCTATCAAAAATGATGGATGGGGGTAAAAGTGAAACTATTAGTGTTGGCGAAGGATAGTAATAATTTAAGCAAAATAAAATCTCAGTACCCAGCAGATCAAATACTGCCAGTTTCTAGCGTCGATGGCGCGATCGCCGCATTGCGATCTGCCTATTACGACTCTGTAATTGTCTCTGGTGCGACTGAATCTGAGCTAAAAAAGATCGAAGGATTTGGCGTTCCGACTATTTACTTTGGATCGGATTTTCAATGCCAATTACCTCAGTACGGCGGCAAGAGTGAAACGGCGATCGCGCTCCGAAGCTTGCAAAAGCAACGCGACATTACCGAGTTAGCGAAAAAAGTCGCAGTCTTGGAACACCAGGCAGAAATTCGCGAACAAAGAGTATTCGATCTGGAGAAGCGATTAGATCAAGTAGATATCGATTTATATGGCGATGCAAAAATTCCCGGTATTGCCGATGATGTGCGCCTTTTAAAGCACTGCGCGGAACAAAAAAAGGCCGATCTTTCCAAGCAGAAAGATTCTCAGGAACAGTGGAAACTCTGGGCGGCTGGGGCTTTGATTAGCTTAATTACCGCAGGAATAGCGTGTGTTCCTACTTTTTTTGAAGGGAGTGCCAATGTCGAGCCTATTCCAAGTTCCGTTCGCCAATCTGCCAAATAGTGGTTGGGTCGAACTGGCGATCGCCAAAGCCAAGATCGCCTGGTTAGATAAAAAACAAAAAACTGGGGCGATCGCAATGCCCCAGCCGCTTCCCGAATACCTTGCTTGCTCAACCAATCACAGAACACAGAGTTAAAATATCACAAAGTATGCAACAAATGCAACAAATTAATCAGATTGGACTTGATTTAATCAAGTCTTTTGAGGGCTATCGAGACACCGCTTATCTGTGTCCAGCAAACGTTTGGACAATTGGATGGGGAACAACAAAGGGAGTCCGTTCTGGACAAACCATTACGCCAGAGGAAGCAGAGAAGTTCCTGAAGCGCGACTTAAAAGTTTTTGAAGCACAAGTAACCGAAATGGTGAAAGTTCCACTTACTTCCAATCAGTTCTCGGCGCTGGTTTCTTTTGCTTATAACTGCGGCGCTGGAGCGCTTAAAGGCTCAACGTTGCTGAAAAAGCTAAACCAGGAAGACTACCTCGGCGCTGCTGAGGAATTCTTGAGATGGAACAAAGCTAACGGCAAGATGCTGGCGGGATTAACCCGCAGGCGAGTTGCCGAGCGACTGCTATTTCTGAAAAAAGATTGAGGCACTATGACAGAACAAGTTCAATTAAAGCTAACAGAATGGGGACTTTTAGACCCCGCATTTGAAGTTACCAATCAAGGGACAATCATTCGTCCTTCAGTTGGTAAGTGGGGGTCGCAGTCTCAAAGCGCGTGGGAAAAGTTGGCAGAATTGTTCAATCGCGACCCTGCCAAGCCCGACATCTCCGGAATTAACGCCCCAGAACCCATCAAGAACTCTGGCGATGATGTGGCGTTTAAGTTGGCAAAATACTACCAAGATCGCGGTTGGTTTCTGGCGCGCGGAAACGACGTTTTCAACTTCGTTGGTCTGGAAGGACTAGATCCTGGCTGGAAAAAGAATGGCGATCGCCCCGACTTCTACAACGATCTGTTCGTCGCGTTTCAGGTAGAGTTCTCTGGTGCGTGCAAGATCGTCGGCAAATGGAAGCAAACCACCGAGCCAGGACGCCGATGGACGGAGCGCCCCATGAACCCAGGCGGTGCAGCGCGGATCTTTATTGGATCGGGCGGTGAAGGGTGCCAGTATAAGGCGTGGCAGGTAGGGACGCACGGGCAGGCTAGACCTCACGAAGCGCTGATCCAGACGGGGGGAGAGGTTTTAGTATGTAGAGATCTAAACAAAGATTACAAACGAACGGGCGATCGGATTGATAAAGGCATGTTTGGCATCAATCTTCACGCCGGTGAAGGCGAAACCATTGGCGCGTGGAGTGCTGGATGTCAGGTGATTCAAGGCTTCGCTAACCACGAAGCGCGGATGAAACTGGCGAAACGCGATCGCAGGTATAAGGCTAACAATCGCTACACTTTTATCTACGCGGTGGTTGATGGAGCGAAGATCTTCGGCTGATGTGATATATTGAAATTGCTACTCCTCTGCAAGCGTAGCCAAACAGATCGCACTATCCCAGTAGAACGCGATCGCTCCATAAACCAAACGTAACGAAGCCCGGTCAAGAGAACTTGACCGGGCTTCATCTTATGTATGCTGGCACTGTGCCACTTTCTTTCCTTTAATGGTTGACCATTAATTCTGAACTTGATATATTAATGGTGTACCAATAAAAGAGAAAGCCAATAAACGCCCAAGCAGTTGCCCAAGTTGCAAAGTTCTTAAAAGTCAGCCCTAACCAAATTAAGCGCTGCGAAGAGTGGAGCAAGGTGCTGTTTGTGGTAGTGGTTGGCTCGCGTCCTCAATTTGTAAGCAAGAAGGTGTTGGTGATGGAATCTTTGGAAGAAAGAATGAAGAGGTGGGAGCGCGAAGAAGACGAAAAAGTTGCCAAAGCCGAGGCGATGGCGGCGAGAATCGGCGATATGCTGCCGATTTCAGATTGCACTCAGTACGACAAGTTGTACAGCGCCGCTATAGAGGTGCTGGAAGGTGAATCAACACTTGAAGAAGTGGTGGATCGTTTTTCTCGTAAAAAGTAGCGATATGCTCACGTACCAAGGCGAAAGATTTGAAAGGATGAATTTTGGGGCGGGCAAAATGTATGGGTGGATTTCCGTCTCTTCTCATGGGGTCAGGGGGTCTATCACCAATGCTTCCCAAAGCGAGATGGAAATGTTTCGGGTAGCAAAGAAAGAATCTCAATCTGCGATCGCAGAAGATATCTGTATAGAAGATATTTTGCCAACAAAGTGGAATGTTTTCCCTGATTTAAGAACCACAAAGCCAGGTCGCCCACAAGGTTTTAGCCCCATTCTTGGTGAAGATATGGCAATGGTCAAGAAGGCGAAAGCCTGGTCAATGCCTCAATCTGATTGGGACTGGCTAGAGTCTCAGTCCAATCAAGCGGAAACGATCAGGGACGCGATCGCGATGTATCGCTTAATGCGATCGCATTCCCACCAGCACTCCCGCTCGCAAACGTCGGCGGATCTGAGTACCAGGCTGGAGCGTTGACACTCCCCCGTCTAAAGCGCGGGGGATTCTGTACTCAACGTCAGAACTTGCTCAACCAGGGTTGCCCCAAGAAGAGTAGAGGTTCCAACTCCTACAGCGTTTCTTTGGGGATGCCCTCCCCTAGCTTGCAGTGCAAGATTCAAAATATTGATTGCCGCATTTTCATCTCTATTCAACTTGCATCCACACTGACAAATATGGGTACGAACCGATAGAGACTTCTTCACAATCGCGCCACAATTACTACACTTTTGACTGGTGTATTGTGGACTGACCGCAACGGCAACACGTTCAAACTTGCCAGCAAAATACTCAAGCCACTCTCTAAATTGCGTCCAACTAGCATCGTTAATCGACTTAGCTAAACAGTGGTTCTTAACCATATTGCGAACAACCAAATCTTCATAGGCTACTAAGTCGTTAGACTTGCATAGGTTTCTCGCCAGTCTCTTGGCGTGTTCGTTCCGTTGCCTACTTACTTTTAGATGTTTCTTGGCAAATATTTTTCGTGCCTTGCGGCGTCCACTTTTACCTTTTTCCCTCTTATAGATCCGGCGTTGGGCGTGCTTGATTTTGGCTTCGGCTTTCCTTAGAAATCGCGGGTTTTCTTCCTGATGTCCATTGGAATCAGTGTAGAAATACTCAAGCCCAACGTCAAGGCCGATGGCGTTTCCCGTTGGTTCTAGTTGCTCTTTAACTTCAGCATTGAGCGCAAATTGGCAATAGTAGCCATCAGCGCGGCGCACCAATCTAACCCGCTTGATTGATTTGATTGGATAGGTATGAATATCCCACTTACCCAACAGTTTAAGAGTGCCAATTCCTTTCTTGTCAGTAAAGGTAATGCGACGTTTGGTTGGGTGCAACTTCCATCCACTGGTCTTGTATTCGACCGAGCGATTGTCTTTTTGGAAGCGAGGGAAACCCTTTTTGCCTAGCTTTTTAGATTTGCAATTATCGTAAAACCTAGAGATAGCAAGCCATCCACGTTCCGCAGAAGCTTGTACCGCCATTGAGTTTAGGTCTTGCACAAAAGAGAATTCGTTGCGTAGTTCTGTTGAATACTTGTTTAAAGCAAAACAATTGATCTTGCTTTCTCTGGGTGCATCCATCCAGTAACGAATACATTTGTTACGCACAAATTGTACTGTCCGGATAGCTTCTTCGATAGCCTGATATTGGTTTACCTTGCCTTTGACCTTATACTCTAGAACTAACATTTTTGAATTCTCTTTGTCTCGACCTGTGTCTATGCTACGATGCCCGTATACGGATGTCAAGGGGATTATGAAATTCAATTCACAAGATTACCGTCACGAAAGCAACGCGGTATCGCTACTCAATTACCACTTTGTTTGGATTCCTAAACGCAGAAAAGCTGTGCTAATTGGAGACGTGGCTAGACGCTTAACTGACATTATCTATGAGGTCGCCAATGAAAATCGTTGGCATGTTATAGCCTTGGAGGTAATGCCTGACCACGTTCATTTGTTTCTCAATGTCAAGCCTACAGATGCACCAGCAGATATTATGAGAAAAATTAAGGGTCGTGCGTCTCACCACATGAGGAAAGAGTTTCCAGAATTACTCAAACTGCCAACCTTGTGGACTCCAAGTTACTTTGTCTCAACTGCTGGCAACGTCTGTACGGAGACTGTAAAACGATACATTGAGCAACAGAAAGGTTAGTGAGACTAAAGTCTCACGCGGTCACCCCGGTCTAAAGACACGGGGTTTTCGCGGACTATTCTATAAAGATAGCCAGAATGTCACCCGCGATCGCGGTACTAGGAAGCGCATTTTCAACGCTCCTTTTTTGTTTCTAAATGCGATCGCTAATACTTTCAACAACTTGATGAGGCACGGCGTTTTTCGTTAGAATCTCCACTATTTTGGACTTCTGCTGCACGCTTAGATGCAGTCCTCCCACCGCTAGCAACGCCGCTAAATTACAAATCCCTTTTTCCAACTCTTCAAGTCCTGTCCCTCGGCTCAAAATTGTTTGTAGCCTTAATATTGCAAATAAGATTCCTATTAAAGTTTGGAATTGAGCCGGAGTACTAGCGATCGCGATCTGACTTTCTACATAAGCAACAATGTCGCCATATAAAAGATCTTCCCACAGATCCGCGTAAAGAGATCCATACCATTCTTTAGATCGAAACATAGCACCTCGTTAGATCTGCCCCCAACCAACTCCAAGACGTACCACTATCTTGATCGTCGAGTTCTACAATTGCGACTTGTCCGTTGTAGCTTGAGGTGTCAATAACGCATGGTACGCCCACGTCTGAATTACCAATCAAAGAACTCAAGCCAATATCGATCAAGACAGCATTATCTAAGTCTCCAAGTATCCGTATTCTCTTTAAATCACCATTAGAGGCTCCCCCACCTAGTAAAGTTAAAATTAATTTATTTTTTAAAGTTACATATCCAACCCTGATTTTTCCTGTGGCGATTTCCCCAAGACTTGAATTTCCTAGTATTTGAGGATTTCTGGATCTCCAAATCCAACTTCCTGCCGCTTGAAAATCGTTCGTCAATCCCCAGTTGCTGTCCCTATACAAGATCTCCGTCAACGAATTCTTGCTTGAGATTGCTGTTGGGATGTATTGCCCTTGATTAAAGATCAGTGCCTGCCTATCAACAGGGGTAACGGGACTGATGGTGTACCCCCTAATTTTGAGCGCATTCCACGCTGGCTCTTCTGCTCCAATATTACTCCTGGCGGTTACAGTGTTACTCAAGTCCGACAAGTTGTTGCCTGCCTGTAAAAAACCCGATCGCCCCAGACCTTGAAGCGTTGTGGCGTTAATTCCCGCGCTATCCGTGTCGGTTCGCAATATCGCCGCTAATATATCATTGTCCGATAGCGTCTCCCCATCTAGCAATTGCTGCCAGTCGTCGCCTCGATAAATCAGGGTTAGGCTGCGTCCAGGTTTGATCGTCCAATTATTTTTAAATAGTCTCAATCCGCTGTTTGCCAGCGTCGCGCTATCTTGCAATGTTATGTCGTTGCCCCCCACGTTGATTAATATCAATTGCTGGAATTTCCCCACCTCTCCATCTCCGATCGCAGGCGTGGCAGTCAACACGATCGCAGAAGCCGAACTAATTGCGACAATCGAAGCAACGGGCGCGATCGCGGTACTCGCGGTTAGGGTTTGCGCGATCGCGGGTTGCACGATTCCGTCAGTTTCGATGAAGGAACCTGCGGGCGATCGCTGAAATTGTCCTTGTGCTTGATTGTAAATCTGAGGGCGATATGAATTCATTTAGGAGCAGCAATATATCTACTCCTAATTTATCCTCAAACTATCCATCCACCCCATTTGGAATCTCTACAACTCCAGATTCAATCCGCACCTCATCGCTAGCGCGGGCGACTAGCAAGCTTTCTAGTTCTTTGACCAACTCCTCTGGTGCGTCGTTTGCCTCCAGGTAGTTGAGGATCTCGATCGCTAGCGGGGATTCGGATAGAAGGCGATCGCTTTCCCCGCTAATTACGTAAGCGCGTATCCACTTTTCGATCAATAGGCTGCGATCGCCAGATTTAGGTACTAGCGCTAGGAAAATATCCCAAATCCACAGACTTACGTGTAAATTAGTTTGCACTTTTTTATCCTGCTCCGGCTTAGGCTTTGTTCCTGCGCCTTTGCGTCGCCCACCGTGATTTGTTTTTGGAGATTCTGGCATTTTTAGAAAAAACCTCTTGACATTCCCAACTTGATTGCACTATATTAAATTCAAGCAAAAGGCATAGCGTGGAACGACCTTCCACTTGAGGCGATTCGCATCTAAGAAAACTAATTAAGAGAAACAAGATGAGAAAATTTGTTGATTTATCAAACCAAAAATTTGGTAGATTAACAGCACTTTCACTATCAAATCCAGCCCGGTATAAGGGCTTGGCTGCACTTGCTGCGGCTACCATTACGCTGTGAGGAAAACAATGAACAAAATTCTATTTTGTGATATTGATAATACGCTGACAGAAACAATCAGCGGATCGCCCTTTAAGCAATCGCCCAGCGATATCAAAATTATCGAGGGTGCAGATAAAGCGATCGCGTATTTTTCAAATAAAGGCTGGACGATTATCGGAATCTCAAATCAAGGCGGCGTGGCGGCAGGCCACAAATCGATTGAAGATACAATCGAAGAGATGGCAAACACCCTCTATTTATTTCCTGGAATACAGAAAATATACTTCTGCCCAGATTTTGAAGGTTTTGAATGCTGGAAAGTTACACGAGAAAAAGCAGATTTAATCAAACAATCTTCTTTCCCTCGATACGAATTTGAAGATAGTTTCCGGAAGCCAGGAGCAGGAATTTTTGTAATGATTTGGAAATCTCTACCATACGTTCCTGGCAGAATTTGGATGATCGGCGATCGCGAAGAAGATGCAGGATTTGCTAAAAAAGCAGGAATTCCTTATTGTCCTGCTGATGTCTGGCGATCGCGATTCTTGAAGGGAATTCAAGAATTATCGGTAACACCCGCACAATTAGAATTTTTAGAGGGAATTAAATTATGAAAATCTGCCCCTATGGAGGGTATTGTATCGATCTGGGAAACCCCTCAGATTGCGAAATAAACAAGCCCTTCACGAATTGTGCAAACTTCTCCTCAGTAGAAGAAAAAAAAGAATTTGATAGTCTTCCTAATGTATATTTTTTCAGATCAAAAGAGGGAGGAGAGATTGGATTTAAAAATCAAAAGCAGCTAGAGTTTTTCTTAGCTGATTTGCCGGAATCTCAAAAAGAAGGATCTAGTTGGAGAAAAATTTAGTCAAAGAAGCCAAAAATTAAGCGGCTCCGAATATATGAGAGCCAGAGAAGAAAAAACCGCGGAAGGCTCAAACCTTCCAATAAATTTACAAATTAAAAGGAAAGACAATGACTATTTTAGGCACAGGACAAGACGGGGAACAAATAGTAATGGAAAAAGTGCATTCTTTGTGCTTTTTAATTCATGCAGCGGGCAATCCTGAAAGCCCGTTTGAGTTTGCTTCCGAAAGTGAGGCAAGGCAATTTGCGGAATTTGTAATAAAGTTTCGCATAGAAGAAAACTTGAAAAGCTTGCTGCGGCTATCTGATAAAGAGTAGCCAGAGCCAGCATGTTACTCCCGCAGCACCTCAGAGCCGGACTGCGGGGGCATTCCCGGATTGTTTTTCACCGGGATTTATTAGGAGGAAATCGTGAATAGTACAACCAAAATTAGCACCGAATTCAGAGAATTTGACAACGTAGAAGAATTAATAAAAACTTCTGTTTTATCAGACTATGACTACAAATACTTCTGGGACGAGCAAGAAAGCGAAAATCTTGAAAAGCTAATTGCTCAAAAAGTAATGCCTACCGAAAAAAATTTTGTAATGCAAGAGCTAGGGATAAACCCATAATCGCTGGGTCAAAGCCCCACAGGATCTGAAATATCAAGAATAAGCTCGGTGCTGCTTTTGGCAATACCGAGCTTTACTAATTGTCCGTTATTAGGCGGAGAGGAGGTAATTTTCCCCGCTTCGCTTACGTTCAAAAAATAATAGCTTCCCGGAATCAAACCGCCGTTACTACCCGCGATCGCGTCCCATTCTGTCGCCGTTCCTGATATCGATCCATCGCGTCGCACCCCGCCAATTGTACCGGGCGCGATCGCTGACATCGCCAATCCCAAAACCCGCGATAGTGCCAAGCTGCTGCCATTCGCTAAAACGACGCTTGACGATCCATTAAGGACGACCGGGGAGAGTTTGGCGATCGCGCTTGGAGATGCGTTGGTGACATCGAAGTCTGGCGTTGCTAACTTGGCGATCGCTTCCACCAAATCAACCGGCAATTCCCGCACGCAGCCTTCATTCGGATCGTGACTGATGCTGGTAATTACCCCGCCATCAAAATAGTAGGCCGCCGCGACCCGAAAATTGCCAGACAGCGATCCTCCCGCTGCCACCGCGATCGCTACCTGCGGCGGATCGAATAAGCAAAAGTTTGCGTGTGGAGGGTTGGGCAAAGCCGAAACAACTGTCGATCCAGACAGGCTTGAAATAACGGCGGTTTGAGTCGTTCCAGAGACGACAGAAACCGGCGCGTTGATTCTCAGTATTTCGTTAGTTGCCACCCTTAATAAGTACAATTGCACAAATGGCGGATTAAAATTCGCCCCATCTTTGCCACCAACTGTGGGGTAATCTGCCCTCACGATTCCCCCATTTGCGCCATAGGGATAGGCTAGCGTAACCAAGATGCTGCCATTTGCGGTAATTTGATTCGACCAGGCAGAGGCACGAGAATGCCCCGGTTCCATGCCAATCTTTGCTCTTAGGGCTTCTGCGTTGCTCAGCGTTGCGCTTGATGGATATGAAAAACAATTCCCGTTTCCATCGATCGCCAACTGCTGCCCCGTTCCTCCCGGTAGAAATCCCCCAACGGTACGCTTGCTTTTAGTGGGAAACATGTAGCGCTTAATCAGTGCCGAGCCAGACAATACGATCGCTTCCCCCCCGGAACCTGGAAGAACTCGCAGGCGATCGCCTACAGGAAAAACGCAATCTTTGAACGCTTCCCACAGCCCGTGCGCCGGTTCCCCCGCTTGACCCCAAGGCGAAAGTAAGAAGCTAATTAGCGCTCCATCAACTTCGCCAACCTGACTCTTGCTGAAAAACGGTGCAACCGACAAAAGCAGCGCGTCGCCATCTGGCAGATCTTTTTCTAAAACAATGGAAAACCGCGTCCCATCCCAATCAAACTCCTGCTCGACAGTTATCCCAGAAGCATCCAAAAACCCATCATCCAAATTGACGTAACCGTGAATTTTTAGCTTCAATTTCTGCGCGTACAAATTTGATTTGTTCTGCGCCCCGTGAAAAACGTCAATTCTAAAAGTCTCTCCCGCTGCTAGCGGACTGCCCGAATTATTGCGCCACATCAATTTAATCGGTGTCCCCTTTACGGGTGGGTGAGCAGCTGGATATGGCGGCGCGGCAATTATCGTGCTGGGACTAATCGCTTGCACCGGCGCAGCGCATCCCGCAGTTCCAAATGGCGTCGGCACCGATCCAATTGCTGGGTTCCCCGCGCCATTTAATCCGAACCTCACCCATTTCTCTCCTCCAGGTCTTTCGATTGCTCCCTCTCCCGATGGCGCAAAGGGGTCGAAACGGTAGTGACCGTCGCTTAACAAATAGCGAATCATCCCTGGTAGTACGTTTGCTCCACTTGGTAATTCGCTGACGCTATTAACGATCGGCACACCTCCCCCAGATACTGCCACGTGATCGTCGCGATACAGGGTAACTGCGCCTAGCGATCGCGCAGTTACCTGATCAAATTCGTAATTCCGCCATTCAAATAATTGGATCGCATCGGAGGCGTTGCCGGTTGGACTGTGACTGAGGCAGTAGTAATGAAAGTCTGTCGCTGCCGTTCTTGCCGCTGCGGGAAAAGTTACCCGTACCGCATCTGTCGCCGCATAATTAATTGGAGATATGGGCAAGCTTGCAACCGTGTACCCTGCCCGGTTGCGCCCTTGGAGAAACAGCCTCAAAGTCCCAGGCGCGGAAAACTGCCCAGAGCCTGGAATCAAGGCAATATTGGCGTTTAAAAAGGGAAGCCTAAGCATTCCGTGAGCGTATTCGCAGGGCATGGTTTCTCCAAATTAATATTGCAGTTCTGCAAAAGTGAAACGTGCGTAGCTCCGCACCTATCTCCAACCAATTATTTTTGTGTAAGTTGGTTGCGATTTATTGCTTAAAGACACAGCGATCGCTTCCGCAATTTGTTTGTTAATGTTTCGTCTTTCTCTCTTAATCGTTTCTACGATCGTTCTAGCAAGCAATCTATCGTTGTTCATCAAAAGTTCCTCCTAGTTACCGTGTCGGGGAATAACAATTCTCCTAATGGCTGTTCGCCTTTAATAAAAAAGATATCCAATTCATACTGCCGTTGGTTGTTTTCGTCTCGATCGTCGAGTAACGGTTCTGGTCTTTGGGAGAAATCGCAGGGAGTCTCTCTGTCAATGGCAAGGGTGAGTTGCGTCCCTGGACTTGTCACTAAAGACGAGCCGCCCACTAACCCTTGAATCTCGACGCTATGGCGCACCCCCAGAATCCTTCTTTTCCGCCGAATCCCGTTAGCGACGTAGGTTAGGCGATCGCCCGATTTAAACTGCGGTGAAAACTTCGCGGTTAAGTTTTCTGTCGCTGAGTTCTGCCAGTTTTTAATTGTAATGTCTGTCTTCGCCGCCAGTTGAGCCTCTGCTAATGTTTTGGCGTGCGGATAGGATAGCGTTCCTCCTTCCACCGGAAAGTTCGGCTGCACGTTCCTTTGGTATGCCGGATCGTAACTGTGGGGAGTAGATACCAAGTATTGATATTTGGTCGGATCTTTCTTTTTATTCTCGTCCCCAGTAATGGGTTCTGGTGGTTCGATCTTTTCGTAGGCGATCGCTTTGCGCGGCGCTTCGGGTGGCCTGCCTTGGTTGTGTTGCAACTTGGTTATTTCCAAAGAAGCGTTAAAGCCCGGATCTGTGGCGTTGAAGTCGCTGGAATAAGAGCTGTAAGAATCATCTTGAAGCCGATTCGGTGAAAACGGAGCCTCTAGCACGCTACCTTCCATAAAATCAGAAACGTTGCGTCCGTCGTCAAATCTGCTGATGCTGTTGCGGGTATTTTTACTTTGATTGATTCGGACAAAACTGCGATGAAAAGTTTCTTGTCCTGTTGTTAGTTTTGGTTTGGGATCGTCGGGCGGATCGTCATCGGGATTTCTGGCAGAAGCGAAGCTGTTCTCATGCGTTGCTGATGCTGCAATGAAGTAAGTATTGCGGTAGTTCGGATCGTAAGCAACGCGGGGAACCTTCTCCCCGTTTGGTAGGCAAGTCCAGTAAATCTCTACTCCTTCAAGCTTGGAATCGTCCTTGTAGAATCTCCAGTGAGGTAGTAAGTAATCTCTGTTTTTTCCGGCGATCGCGTTGGTAAAAAATGCGTACTTAAAATTGTATAAATTGTAATCTTCGCTCCCCGGTTCTAGCGCTATAGTTTCTGGCGCTTGTGGGTTCTCTGATTCGTAGCGAGTTAGTATCCAGCCGCTAGTGTCAGAGCCTAACCTATAGCCGGTCTTCCCATCGAAGAAGTGTTCGGTTTTCTTTGTCCCAATTTGACGCCAAGCCGTCTCCCCTGCAACCCCTACTAGCTCCCCGTTAGCATCAAATAATTCGCGCCCATAAACGACAAAACCCCAAGTATTTTCTTCTTCTCTGGTGACTACCCCATCTTCTAGCTCGGTAATTACTCCTACCTTTTTTACTCCGCTGCCATCGACGCTGTTGCAATCAAGCGACTTGATTCTCCCCGTATTCGCTGGTGGAATTTGAGGATCTTTATCTCCCTCAACTCGCCGTTCTTTTACTGATGGAATTCTGCGCCATTGGGGCGCTAGATTGTCTGCTTTGTTGGATTGGGTATCTTCTGAATTACCAGTAACCCCAGTTTGATTAAATCGTCCGTCGATTCGATGCGGCGGATAGTAATGCTCGCTGTACGGAAAAATTGTTTGGTCTTCATCTCTGAGCCTTGGTTCTTCTGGTTCTAGCAAGGCTGCCGGGATATTTCCACCTGGCGGCAAGGGATCGAAATTGCCGCCAACTCCTATCTGTTGCGGCTTAATTCCTTGTACCGATAGCGATATTTCTCCGGCAATATCCTCTTCGGCGATCGCCCAACTGTTGATGGCAGAGATCGACTTTACTTCTACTCCATTGGGGTTTGAATAATTAACAAATGCGCCCAACTGTCGAATTCTGGCTTGCAACTCTTGCCCAAAAGTTGAAATCGTTGATTCGCTTGGCGTCTCAATTGAAAGTGCTGGGCCGATGTAATTGCACCCAGCAGCGATCGCGGTCTGCGCCATTGTTATTCCCGTCGCCGCAACAGTTGCACTCGCAGGAGGCTTGCCGCATTCTGGATCGAAATAAGCTCCGGTTGTTGTTACCGCAGTCGCTCCGTTTTTTCCCAGCACGATGGGATTATCCAAGCAATACTCGTGCATCCCGCCCAGACTTACTGAAACCTGGATTAATCGCATCGGCTGCTGAGAATAAGGAATTTCAGTTATTTGCAGGTTTGTAATGGCGAATCCTACGCCGAAAGCGGTAAAGGTTGTTCCCGGTCGCAACAGAGCGATCGCCACTTCCTTTAAAGCAGCTAAAGTCCGAAAATTAAAACTTCCCGATGGTTGTTGTTCAAACCCCTCTGACCAGGAAAACGTTCCTTCTAACGGCAAGATCCTAAACAAATCTGGGAACGGCGGCAGTACTGCGTTGGTTTCAAGTTCTAATTTACCCAACAGAACGTTGAGCGAAGTCTGTCCTCTTCCCGCAATCCTGTATCGAAGCTTGTTGGTTGCAGGATCGAAATAATAATCTAAATTCTCTCCGTTACCTTGCACCAACAACGGCTCTAGTCCTGCACCAACTTCAATCTCTCCTTCGCGAATTAGCAAGGGCATTGCCAAAGTTAGCGCCCAATCTTCGCCATGAACTGCTGTTAGTTGTCCTGTCGTAAATATTCCAAAAAGTTCTGTTGCGTTACTAACCGCAAAAGTTGGTTCTAGAATTGCCGAAGTTAGCGCGAAATCTTCTGCCATCGGCACGGCAATTTCATCAACAAAATTTCCAGGCGCTGTTGGGGTGGCAGCAAAGTCAGATGCGGGAACGGTTAGCGAAGTGTTGGAGGTTGACGACCCTGTACTTGCTTGCACTTGTATCGGTGCGCCTGGAGGTATGGCGGCGACAGTTGCTATTTGAATTGTTTGGGCAACCGGATCGAAAAGGAATTCTCCCGGCTGAATTGATGAAGCGATCGCCGCTTCAGAATAAGTTCTTCCTCCCGCTGAAACTTGACCTACCGTGCGAATTCCCGCTCCCGCTACAGATATAGTCGCTATTCCGGCGATCGAGGTAGGTGGCATCGCCAGTACAATGGTGGGAGTATCGCTGCCAATTCTAGCCAAGAAGGCAGCTTCACCCGATCGGGTGACAAACGCGATCGCTGCCCCTAAACTTTCGGCTGGTGCAACATCTAAAACTGGCTCTCCAACAATCGCAAACATGAAATATCAAGTTTCCATACCTAGATCTAGGGTACGCCAAATATTGCGATCGCTCTACGAGAATGTTGATTACGCTCTAGTCACTTGCTACGCCAACCCATTGTTAACCGAAAACAGTACTAGGGCTGAGTTCTTTAGCGCCGAATGCTTCGATTCAATGCCCTATGTCAATGTTGGTGAAAGGCCGATCGTTCGATGGTCGTCTGCCGATTTTAGTTCCGCGCCTAGCGGTAAAATATTGGCTCCAAAAACCGTCTTTATTTCCAATCGTTGGGGAGACGGCAGCATCTTAAGGTTCAATCAACTATTTTTAGTTAAGAACGGCTCTAGTAAAGATGCTGGTGGAATCAACGTAAACGTAGCTCAAAATAGAATTAATTGTGGTTATAGCATGGGCGAAGGGGGTTTGTTTGTTCTAATTAGCGGCACTCCGCCTTCGCCGTTGTTATTGAAAACTTTATACAAGGCTGTTAACGTTAGCGGCGAGACTTTTCAAGTTGCAGATTTGAACAACAATTTAATTACCCTTACTTCCGCTGGTAGTATTGCTGCTATTAGGTTTGCCAATGCGGAAGGAGCCGGAGGAGCGGGGACAGAAGATATCGCGCAACTGATTACTTGCAGCGAACCGATCGTTTTGCAGGCAAGGCAGGCGACTAAGTTAGTATTAAACCCCTAACCCGTTTGCTCGTTCGCCAGTTTCGCTACCATCCTATTATCATACTCTTCTTGGGACAATTCCGATATTCCCAAATCCGTCCTCAACCTGTTAACCGCTGCTAAATCCGTATTCTCCAATACGCCCATAGACAAGGCATTAATGATGTTACTGGCTCGACCCGCCGCCATCGTCGGGTCGATAAATTTCTCTTGTTGAAAGTCGCCAAATTCGTCGCGGATACCGAAGTTTGCAGTTAATAGCGGTCGAATCACTTTCTCTATTAGTTCTTCTTTCAATGCGGCTACCAAACCTTCAATAAAAGAATCTAATATTAACCGATGTCCGGCATTGACCCCAGCCGATCCTAGCTGCACGCTCCCCTCATTAAAGATGGTCTGAGGAATTCCGTAGCACAGAAAAATTTGATTTTGCAAATATTGGCAGGATAGATTAAAGAAGTTCTCCCCAGCCGTTTGGGGGAGGTTCATCACTCTGTTTTTGATATCGGTAACGAATACCCCATTATTTCCCAGGTCTTGTGCTTGTAGTAAAACCGCTTCAGCAGCGCTACCCGTGGCGACTTCCCCGTTGCGAACTAAAGGTTTTCCCCTAGAATTGAGCAACCTTACCGTCTCATTGCTGGGAACCTGCACGACAAATAACCCCGTCGCCTGCCTTTGACCCGCGATCGCCCATTCCTTTAATAGCAATTGCCGTGCTTTAAAAAATGGGTAAGCTGCCGCTGCTTGCGGATACCCTTTGGGGTGACTTTCTAATAGGTCGTTTGTTAGATGAATAATATATTTATAATCAAGTGGAAGCTGTCCCTTGGTCGAACTATTATAAATAATCCGGTCTATCTGCCCTTTCATCCCAGCAAACTCAACCCGTTTAGTGTCAAGCGTATTCAATCTCGCTAATCGCCATTCTCCTGCAAATCCAGGCTCGTTACTGCTAAACAATATTTGAGTGGCGCTATATCCTAAGCCAAAAGATTGAGCGATCTTTTTCTTGATTACCGCTCTAAAGGTTCCTTTCATGGATTGAAAATTGCTTCTAGTCCATTCAGTGACTGTCTGTCTGCGCCCTCCTCTAACCTTGTACATTTTTGGATCTGGGTGAGCGTAATTTCCCAGTGCTACTGATGCCCTTTGAGAAATTAAAGCCAACGCCGCGCGCGACGGCGCATCCAATCTCACCATTCTGTGCAGTTCGTCTAGCGTGTAAGGCTCGTCTCCTTGCGTGGCAATTTGAACAAATTCGTTCGCAACTTCTTCTACTAATGGCGCAAGTTGTTCGGGTGAAGGCAAATATAATGAAACCATATGTACGATTCAGTTTTCTCTCAGCATACACCCACAGCTTGGGAAGCTGCGGTATTAAAGGACTTGGGCAAGGTCGAGCAAGCGATCGCCACCCAACTAAAATCCTGCGTCAATTCTCGCGCCAAAGCATTGCTTTCTCAACTTGAGGGAGCGATCGCCTCCGGTAATGTTGATAAGGTTCAATCCGCCAAATGGACTGCCCTACCAGAATTTGAACGCATCCTCTGGGGATTGTGGCTATCGGGGTGGCGATTGGGAGGAAGGGATGCAAAGCGCGAAATTTCTCCCAAACGTGCGGCGACTCCGCACGTCTCGTTCTCCCAATACGTTGAATTTTCCGAACCTCAACAGGGCGTATCGATCAGAAATGTCCAAGCTGAGAGAGCGATTCGCGCTCGAATTAACCGTTTAAGTCGCGATGTCACCAATCAAGAATTCGCCAGAATTAGGCAACACTTACTCGCCGCCGTCACTCCTCAACCCGACACAGGCAATCCAATTAGTCGCGACGAATTGGTATCTCGCATCTCTCAAGAATTAGGTGGAGTTAGGTTTGAAAACCGCGCGAAGCAGATCGCAAGAACCGAACTAACCTTTGCCTACAACGCAGGTCGCCTCGCTACTTATCGCGAGTCTGGGTTGGTAGAAGCGGTGAGATTTTATGCAATCTCCGACGAACGCACTTGTCCGGTCTGCTCAAGCCGCAACAATCTAACTTTTCGCCTGGACGATCCGCAAAACTTAGCAGCCAGCACTCCCCCCATGCACCCGAACTGTCGCTGCGTACTGTCGCCTATCCTTGCCGTCCCAGGTCAAAGAGTAGAAACTCAAACTCCCCCCGTTGCTGCCCCAGTTAAATGGTTGGCGGCGGCAGTCTTGGCAGCGGTGCTGTTGGGCAGTATGAAGCAAGCAGCCCAAAAATTGACCGTCCCCGCTCTCGGCGTGCTTGGGGTTGGTGCAACGGTTGATGCGGTCAACGTTGTGGGAGCGATCGCCCAAGCTACGGGTGAAACTTTGGCTGATTATGAAGACGTAGGGTTGGAAGATTTAGTCACTGCACCCGTTACCGCACCTGTAGCTCAACAAGCAGAAACAGTTCCACAAGAAGTCGCCCCAACCATCCAACCCGATGAGGAAGCCTGGTCATCTCCCGTCACAGTACCCCCAACCGTTCAACCTCCCCAACCCATTCCCGCTGTTTTAGCGCTTAAAGCTGGTAGGCCAGCAATTCAGATACTGGGCCTAGATCTCAACAGAGCCAGTTTTGAGGAACTGCAAAACGTGCTGCCTCCGCGTCAATTTAACGTTGGTCAGATCAACGCACTGATTCGCTATCGCAACGTCAACCCGCTATCTTCAATCGACGATCTTAAATATGTAGAGGGATTGGGAACTAAGACGGTAGAACGCCTTAAAAATCTTTACTACAACAACCTACCTTTGTCGGTTTTCATCAATAACGCCGTTAGTCCCGCGCAACTGTGGGCAAGCAATCTAGGGTTGACCAAGGCTCAAGCTCAATCGATTATTGAGGAGTTGCAGCGCAACGGTCAGTTCGCCAACATTCAAGATTTTGAAAGGAGAATGAGGCTTAAAGGAATTGGGCCAACAACGATCCGCAACATGCGCGATCGCGCCATCTTCCTGCAAAATCGCATCATTCAACGAGCGAAGCAACAAGTTGGAGTCAGCGTCGGCGACACCCCGCCGTCTCCGCCAACGCCCTACAGTATTCGAGGCGCCGATCTCCCTAGCGCTGCTAGAAGAGAGGTCATCGGCAGACCGAATCCCCCCGCAGCACCTCCGTCCCCAACTAGAACGCCTGCCCCATATCGCTCGGTTCCTCGTCAGCAAGAGGTTGTCAATCCCGCCCAGCTAGAATCCCAGCAGTTGCGGCAGCAACTAACCCAAACGGGTGACGAACTTGGCTTGAAAGCCAGCGAGATTTCAGAGCGGTATCGTCAGCTGATAGACAAACCCGACCAAAGGTTGCAGCGACAATTAGATGAAATTGCAAGTTTGCGATCGCAGTACGACGCCAGCTTGCAAAGGTTATCGGCGAGCGAGCCTATAGTTAATCAAATAGAAGCAATTGTCAGCAATCTAGAATCTAATTTTGCTAATTTATTCGACCCCTTAGCTCCCAATTATTTTGAATCAGCCCCCCAACAAATCCAGAGTCAATTAGCAGAGATTAGGCGTTTGCAGTTGGATCTGAGCCAAGTCGGCTCGCTTTCTCCTCAAAGCATCAATAGGTTAACGCAACAAATAGAAGCCAACCTGTCTAAGTTTGAACGTCAAAGAAATGTTCAAAAACTTAACCGTCAAATCGAGCAATTGCAAGGGGATATTCAATCTTGGCAGCAACAAATACTAGACCGCCAACAAGTTGATGGAGCGATTGTTTTAGACTGGCGTTCGCAGTCATTGCAGCAATTGATCGCCATGCAACGACAGTCGGAAGATTTGATGCAGCAACTGTCGGATCTGCAATCGGCGAAGCGCAATTCAATTAGGCCATTGCTCGATGCCTCTAACCAATTAAGAACCAGACTCGAACAAGTTCAGTTAAACGCGCAAGCGATCGCCTTCCGGATCGACGCGCTGCAACAAAGGCTGAACCGTTTGCCGCTACTCAAAAATCAACTATCTCTTGAAGATCGCGTTACCTACGACCAGGTGCGCGATTTAAGAACGATCCAAAACCGCATAGCCAACCAAACCAAACAGTACCGTCAAACTACCGAGATTGCTAACCAAAACCTGCGTAACATCGAACAATCCAGGCAGGGATATTTCGAGCGATATAACCAGCAGATTGGCGACTTTGAGCGCAGTTACAGTCCCGTCCTACAAGACAGATTAAAAAGTGCAACCGAAGCGTTGCAACAGCTAAAGACCACGCCCCACGTTAATTGGTTGCTGCAATGGGATGGCTGGACTTTGACCGACGTTCCCAGCGATTTGGCGATCGCGCTTCAAGGGATGGAACCTCCAGGCGCGCGCAGTGCTTTGCGCGAATTGGTGCAGCAAGCCAAAACCAATGTCAATCGAGTTGCTGGAAATATTGAGTCAATTAAACAACTTAGCGAGTTTAAATATTTAGACCCCCAAAATAAGCAAGTTCTGTTTTCCAATCTGCTCAACTTTGCTCAAGATTGGGAAAATTATTGGGCAGGAGTGAGAACTAATTCTCTTAATTTAGAGAATATCGGCTCTACCAGGAATAGGCTGAATAGCTTATGGCGAGACATTGAAGCAGCAAGAACTTCTGGGAACGTCCAGAATGTTTATCCTCAAGTAACGCTGGAAGATGCTTTAGGGTATTCGCGTCAAGTTTTAATCGATCTAGAAGAATGGGAGCGTAAGTATGGAGAATTGAAAACTTCTCGCGGTGGAACGACCGATTTAGTCCCTGCGCCTATTGACGAATTAAATCGTAAGGTAACTCAATTTAAGCAAGATTTATTAAACGAAATTGGTCGCGTGAGGATCGAACAATCGCAATTTATCGAGCAAGCGTATCAAGATGCGATCGCCATCAAAGAAAGGATCGCTGCTGACACAAACCGCAACTTCACCTTTGACATCAACAACAAGGCGATCGACAGACAATCTTTACTGCAACAACTAGACAAGCTAACCGAAGAACTAACCGACCTCCGGGTAGCGGGAACCGATAGGCGCATCCTGCAATTGCAGCGCCAGCGGCGAGAATTGATGGCGCTTGATGCTCAACTTCGAGTCCAATTAGCTGGATCGAGTGGAGATGCTTACAATGAGCTAGCAAGGCAGGTCAACGCTGGCGTCGAACAGATTCAGGAGATCGACCGCACCATCAGTTCCCTTGCCAAACCCGTCGAGATTGTCATCCCGCCCGATCGATCCCGCGCCCCTCAGATTCAATCCCTGGCTGACGAGCGCGATCGCATCATCAAACAATTGCAATCCAAACAGCAGCAAGTTGACGCGCTTACCGCAGCACCAACTACCAATCGTAGAACGCAGCAGATTGCTAAACTGCAAACCGAAATTGCTAAAGGGAGCGATCGCGTTAACCAGATAACGCGCGAAATCCGCGAGTTGAGGTTGCCACCAGAGCAGTATCGCCGGTTAAGCGAGTTGAAGGAGCAGTTAGCGGTTCTGGAGAGGGATCTATCTCAAAAGCAGAAACAGTTAGGAAACACAACTCGCCAGTTGCAAAACTTGACAGAACAGTTGCAAATACTTGGTGAAGGCTCTCAGCGCGGGCAACGATTGCAGAAACAGATTGAAGGGCTTCGGGTTAAATCTGACGCTCAACTTGCCGCGCTCGTTCGGCAGTCTAGCGACGTTGGTGAATTGAAGCGCGCGATCGCTGATATCCGCAATGATGAGGAAGCGCTTTTGCAAAATTTACCAACAGACGGCAATGCTGACGATATTGATTTAATCAACGATTTCCTTGACGCTCCCACGCCAACAGAATCGCCATTAGCCAAAAAGCGCAGGGAGAACAGGGAAGCGCGGGAAGCAAGATTTGAATACCTTAGCAACAACGCTGACTTGTCTAATTACAAAGAGTTGCAAGAGTTAGGTCGGTTAATGACCGATCGGCACGTTAAAGCCTTAAAACCTACTGCAAAAGAGCGTAGGTTGCTTAAGGAAAAGAACGAAGCCGGAGAAAGGTTAAGGCAGGCAGTTAAAATGGGGGAAACAGAGTCGATAGAAAACTTAAGAGAAGAATTCTTTGCTAAGGAAAAACTATACGACCAACAAGTTCAGGCTAGAAGAGACAAACTCGATAAACAACTGTCAGATCTGAGAAACGCGATCGCCAACAACAGTGGATATACCAAAGAACAGCTTGCTGCTTTTGTTAACGCAATAGAATATGCCGACAATATTCCTCCTGAAAAGCTAGAAACTATAAAGCTTGTCATGGCTAGATTTTTTGCGTTATCCAACTTGAAAGGTTTATCAGTTATTAAAAAGATTGGATATAGTGTTAAGGCAGACGGCACGATAGATGCTAGAGCTTTTACCAACAAAAAGGGTTTTATCAACTTAGGAAAAGGTGGATCGTTGGCAGGCAAGATCCTCCATGAAGCTGCTCACAATATAGAATTTTCTCACCCGAAGATCTACTCGGCTGCTGTAGATTGGAGGTTAAGCAGAGCTACGTCTTACACACCTAAAGAATTGTCCGAAATTTTAAATAGGCCAGATTATCCCAAAGGTGAAGTGGCTTTTTCTGGCAAATACGTACATCCTTATGTTGGTAGGGTTTACCCAGCTAGCTGGAATGCTACAGAGGTGCTATCGGTTGGTTTTGAGCATTTCTTAAACAATGAAAAGATGCAAAACCTCTTAGAAAGCGATCCTTCTCACTTTTATTTTATTGTGGGAGTTATGTTGGCTAAAGGCGATTAACCGATTGCTTCTTCTGGCAATGGGGCAGAAAAAACTTTTTCTGCAAAAGCAACGCTAAATGATGGTAGCGCGCCTACTCCTGCAAATAAATCTAAGTTGTTTGTCCCCTGGCTTAAGTCGATTAAATGTCCATAAAAACCAAGCGTTTGATTTATTTCTTTCTGAAATCTTTCTACTTCTTCTGTCCGTCCTAGCATTTTGATGTTGTCTTTACTAATCTCCGCGTCGGGATCGTTGTTGGGTGTTTCAATTGTTACTTCCTCTTGGGTGTAGATATGCTTGAGTATTATCAGCATGGATTTTACTTAGAAACGATTGTTGGTTAAAATTTTATCAGTAAGTTTTCCAGTCAGATGAAAGAGTGTGGTAACTGCTGGTACTGGCAAAGAGACTACCCTACCACAAGTGGTACTTGCGAAAAAAGGCGTTTTGGTTCGGAAGACAGATTGCAAGCGCTGTGTACTGACGCCGATTGTTGTTGTATCGAATGGTATCCCGCTGGTTCTGGGGCTATTGGTCGGCGCTGGGTAGGCTCACCCGACTATAATGAAAAATACAACGTGTGATAAGATGCGAGAAAATGTATGTCCGATCAAAACGTCATTAATTCTTTTTCTAAGCCAATACAGATTGTCAGCATACAAAGTGATGCTTTTTTGCAGTTCCAACAGGCGCAAAGTGAGATAAGAAAGGCTATAACTATGGCATTTGCTGTTCCACCTTTGCTCTTGGGTTTCAAAAGTGACGACAAAAGGAGCGAGCGTACTATTACAATTTGATTATAAATACAAAATTTGAATCCCTTTATAGCCGTCCAACAAAGACTGTTTAGCCGCTTGCTCCTAACAAGCGGTTTTTGTTTGTAGTTCTGCAAATATTTCTGATCGCTTCATCTTCAATCAATGTCAGCGCCTCTAGTATCTCATCTGGCGTCGCCCATTCAAGAGCCGCTTCTAATCTTGCTAGATCGTGCGCGAGGCAGGACAAGCTTGCTGCCAAGTTAATGACGATTAACTGTCTTTCTTCTTCTTTCGTCAGCCTGTGAAACCTTGGCATCAATTAAAACAATTTATTTCTACTCAACTCGTACTCAGTAAACCTAAACCGAAAGCCTCCGCTAAAAAGCCTTCTGGGAGAATCGGGAACATCTGTGCGATCGCATCTAGTATATCCTTTCCGGGAAGCGCCGTCACCATCCAATCCTTCAAACCCTCCTAGTTTACCCTTCCTAACAACGTACCCTTGAGCGTAATTCGCCCAATCAACGCCCGTGTAATCGTGCATTGTAATTAGCGCGTATTGCTTGAAATTGCTCGACAGCGAGAGCGCTGCCAGTTCTTCCAGACACAATCGCAACTCGTGCCTTTGGTCTTTTACCGTGATACTGCACCCAACTCGCCTGCGAGTTACGGTAACGCCTACACCTTTAAAGAAGTCGTAAAACTTGCACTCTTCTCCTTCAATAATCTCAGCGTATTGGGAGTGAGGAACTTTTAGGTGGAGGTTGGAACCGACAAACAATTCGGGAATCGTCGCGCCGTATTTTGCTGATAAGTGCGGCGGACAAAATATAATAACTTTTTCGACGATTAGACTCATGCTCAATACACGTTAGAAAAAATGCGTTTATGTTGCATACAATAATATCAGAGTTGCGGCGCACAAATGTGTTCAAGTACCGAAAAGTTGCTGTATGTTTTGGCAAAAGAGGAACCTTCTTTTTTGTCTTATCCACTGATGTTAGCAAAGAAAAACGATGGGGGTAAAATTTTTTCATGGACTCATTTGCCAAGACTTGCAGGCGTATATATCCTGTTTTCGGATTGTGATTTTTTGTACGTAGGTAAAACCACGAACTTGTTGTCAAGGTTTTCTCGCTACAGCAATCGTCAACACGGAAGAAGCTTAGACGAAATCTTGTCTAGACAAAAAGGGGGAATACTTTTTTTTGATATTGCTTCATTCGGTCTTCCTAAAGACGAAAAAACATTGACTACAGTAGAACAAATAATGTATTTGAGGCTAATGCCAATCCACAACAGGCAAGCTCCTAAAAAATGGACTATTTACAAGGTCTCCTCAACGCTTTATGACATTTTTTGTGAGGCAAAATCTAACACAATAATTAATGATTGCGAGTGTTTTGCCCACTTATTGACGCAACCTTTGTTCAACTATTTTCCATACGTTGTCCATGCTGTTTAAGATTTCGCCTTCTAGCTTCTGGCCTAAATCTTTTTGGTCTTTAGATTCTAGGTGAATGTGGATTTGATTTTGCAATATTACATCTCCTTGCAAAGTCTTGGTTGGCTTGTCGCCCTCCGGTTTTGCAGATCCCTTGTTAGCTTTTAAGTTTAATTCTGGTTGCTCGACCGATACCTTAATCGGCTTTAATTCGAACTCCTGCATTTGCGCGATCGCGTCTTTCCTGAATCGCTCGAAGTCAGGAACGGTGGGAATTGCAACTTGCGGCACTCCGGTTGCCACTCTGCCACCGATGGCACCTGCATCCATCAACTGCGTCGGGGTGAGGTTTTCCCCGCGATTGGAGCGGTTGAAGGCGTCAAGCATTTGCCCGACTTGGTACGAACGCTGTCCCACTTGGTTTTGAGGTATGCCGGTCAACCGGCTCATAACTTCTTGATTTAACTGCCTCAACGCGGCTTTTTTCGCGCTTTCCGATGACATGTTGTTGGCAAGCTCCAATCGCGCCTGGTCAACAGCGGTGCGTTGCTGGTTACCCAAGCCTTCCCGCTGGAAGTTGGCTAAGGTATCTTGAATCAACCCTTGTCGATCGAGCATTTCGGCTCCAAACCGTAGGCTAGCTTGCTGTTCTAGTTTGGCGCGTAAATCTAGCAGCGCGGCTTGCTTATCTTCCGCCGACGCGGTGGGCGATGCCAGCGTTTTAGATAGTTCGGCTCTGGCCTTGGCAACTTCTGCTAGATTTTGAGACTGCGCCATCCGGTTGCGGATTTTTTCAGTCTCCAGTTGCGCCTTTTGTTGGGCTAGGTTTAATTCCAGCACCTGTCGCTCCATTTGCTGCTGAGCGGTGAGCGATCGCAGTTTAATTCCGGCGATGGTTTCGGCTAATTGTTTCTTCCGGTTCTCGGACTTGGTGGCTTCAATGGCTAATTGGAGGTCGGAAGTGACGCGATTGGTTCTTGAATCCAGTAAAGTTTTCTGCGCTTCTAATAAAGTTTTCTGCTTATCCAGAGCGGAAGTAAGCGCTTCTTGTTTTTGCACTTGGGCTTCGGCGTTAAGTTGACGCGATCGCTCGGCAAGCTCGATCTGTCGCACCTGTTTTTCAATCTTGGCAGACAGTTCGGCGTGACGAGAAAGCGATGCTTCAATTTGGGCAGTTTCTCTGGCGACAGCTTGACGCGATCGCAACTCAGCTTCGGCGTTTTGGTTGATTTCTAACTGCGTCGTCTTTTGTTTTTGTAAGAAACCTTCTTGATTCGTTAATTGCTTACCTTGTTCCTTGAGCGACATTACCTGCAACTCAATCGCTTCGATCTCGGCGCGCGACCTACCTTCCATCCTCGCCTTACTCAACTCCATCTGCGTTTGGAGGATGCTTCGCTGATTCTCGATCTGCGCGATGCGGTTTGATGAGGCTTCTTGTTCCAGGTTCAACGCGGCAATTTGTTGGTTAATTCCCAGGCTTCGCAACTCCGATTCTTGAGTGCGAGACAAGTTGTTAAGCCTTGCCTCTGCCATCTGCCGCTCGATGGTGGCGCGGGTTACAATGTCGCCCGTAAGTTTGAGTTGATTTTGTAACCTAGCTTCTTCGTTTTGTTGCTGAGTTTGTGTTAGTTGGGTGCGACTTTCTACTAGCGATTTTTGCAGTTCTAGGTTTTTGGTCTGGTTGGCAAGAGCCTTGTTACCAGATTCCAATCCCAAAATCTGCCTCTGAGTTTCATTGTTAAACCGCTTGAGAGCCTCTTCCCTCTGCGCTTGCAATTGAGCGCGCTTCGCCAGGGTAACCTCTACCTGTGCCGACTCCCTCGCAGTTGATTGGGTAATGGCTAATTGTTTCTGAGCATTGGTATTGATTTCAGATTGCTGTTGGGATTGTTTAGCTAGCATCCCAGACTGATTATTTAGCTCCTGACCCTGCTGTCTGTAGGATTCAAGTTGTAACTGAATTGCGCGAATTTGTTCGGGTGACTGTCCCTCAATCTGCGCCCTTCTTAAATCAAATTGTGCCTGCAATATATTGCGCTGATTCTCTGCTTTGGCGCGTCGATTTTCAATCTGCTCTCGCTGCAACGAAAGTGCGGATTGTTGTTGCTGAATTTGCAGGTTGGCGCGTTCAACCTGTTGATTAATGACCAATGACCGGGCGCGATTTTGAGCTAGTTGAACTTCTATCTCAGCGCGACGCAGCGAATTTTGAGTTAGCTTGGCTTCGTTTTGTAACCTGGTTTCATCGGCGGATATAGTCGCTTGAAGCACCTGGTTGCGACTATCTTCTAGTTGCTTGGTTAGTTCCAATAACTTAATTCGACGTTCCGAAGCGCTAACCTGTGCTTGCAGTATCAGCGCTTGTTGTTGCCCGTCGTTGGTTAGTTTTCTACCCTGTTCTTCCATCTGCGCTTGCAACTGAGCGCGCTTCGCGAGTGTAATCTCTACCTGCGCTGATTCCCTCGCAGTTGATTGGGTAATGGTTAATTGTTTCTGGGCGTTGGCGTTGATTTGATTCTGTTGCTGGGATTGTTTAGCTAACTGCCGCCCTTGATCTTGCAACAATCCTTTCTGTTGAGTTAGCGAAGTCACTTGCAACTTCGCCGATTCAATTTCAGCCGGACTTCGCTTTTCTAGTTGAGCGCGCTGTAACTCAATCTGCGCTTGAACTATGGCGCGGTTGTTTTCGACGATCGCAATCCGATTTTGAGTTTTTTCTCGTTCCAGACTCAACGCGGATAGTTGCTGGTTAATGACGAGCGATCGCGCTTCTGCTGCTTGGCTTATCGCTAAATTTGAAGAGCGTTTTTCGGCAATCTTTACTTCGATATCAGCGCGCTTGAGGACGTTGCCCGTTAATTTAGCCTGATTAGATAGTCTGGTTTCTTCTGCCTGCTGTTGCGCTTGGACTACGGACACGCGACTATCTTCTACCTGCTTTGCCATTTCCAAACTCTTAGCCATCAAGTTGCTTTTTTCTACCTGCAACTGCATGGCTAATACTTGTTTCTGCGCCTGATTAGCAGCAACTTTAGCTTGGTTTTCTAGCCTCGCTTGAATTTGTTCGCGACGCGCCAGCGCTTTTTCTACTTCCGCAGATTCCCTCGCCGATTGCTGTTTGATCTTCAACTCTTCTTGAGAGTTCTTAGCAATCTGCGCCTGGATATTTTTACTCTGTTCTAGTTGAGTTCCTTGTTGCTGCAACAGTCCCTGTTGATTCTCTAAGGATTGAACTTGTAACTCTAATCCTTTCAACTGTTCTGGGGTCTGCTTCTCTCGCTTCGCCTTTTCCAGTTCCAGTCTGGCAGTTGCTAAGTTGCGCTGGTTTTCAATTTGGGCAATGCGGTTTTGAGTTATTTCGCGATCGCTAGCCAGTTGATTTAATAAGGTTTGGGTTTTAAGGCTTCGCTGTTCCGCATCTTGGGTAATGGTTAATAGTTTTGCCCTGCGATCTGCTAATTTAACTTCGATGTCGGCGCGCTTAGTAATATCGCCAGTTAGTTTCTTCTCGTTTTGCGACCTTTGGTCTTCCGCCCCAGCGCGTGTCTGGATTAAAGATAACCGGCTATCTTGCAGCGATCTGCCCAACTCCAAATCTTTAGATTGAAGTTGCGATTGGTTAATCTGGCTCTGCAATGCTTGAGTTTGAGCTTGCGCTTCGTTTGCTAATTGTTGCTTGCGCTTTTCTAATCGGCGCTCGTACAACCTATCTTCATTTGCAACTTCATCTGCCTTAATTTGCTCCCGCAGCACCCGCGCTTGACCCTCTAATTCTACGGTGCGAAGGTTGTATTTTTTATATAGTTCGATTTGCTTATCGAGTTGGGATAGTTGCAATTTAGAAGAGTCAATTTGTGCGGCAGCTATCTTATCTTCTGCCTGCTCTACAGACAACACTCGTTGTTGTTGTTGCGCCTTGTAAATGTCAACATCTCCCTTTAACTTATCCTGCTGCTCTTTTAAGTTGCCCGCTTCAAATTCGCTAATCTGCTTCGCCAACGCCTTGCGCGATTCAATATCTAAATAGCTACCTTTGACTGGCTTGCCTTCCACCATCACTTCAATGGTGGAATTATCTAAGACGTTGGTGAGTTTTTCGGCTACCCCTTTGGCGTCAAATCCAGCAACGTTGCGATCGTAGTTTTGCAGCGTTTGGTCAATTACTGACTGTGCTTCGGTTCGTAACTTGCTGAGGTCTTTGATGAAGGTTTTATTATCGTCTGAGTACTTGTTGCTAAAAGATTCAAGTAGGTTGTTGTAGGTTTTGGTTGGATCTGCTTCTCCAACGATCGCTCTTTGCAAAATTGGCAAAGTTTCTTGCTGATACTTGAGAATCGTTTCGTAACTTTCTTTCATCGCATCGTTACGTTTTTTCAGCGTGTCGATTTGCGAGTTGAGTAAGTCTATTTGAGTTTGAAACTGTTCTTTTAGTTCTGGATCTTTTATGCCCTCCAGTACCTTCTGCTGTTGTTCGCGGGTTTTTTCTAGATTGGCAATTTGAGATTCGTTAAGTTGATTGTTGCGCTCGTAACTTTGCTTCTCAACTTCTAAGTCTTGCGCCGTCAATTTAAACCCTTGACGAATCTTTTCGTTCACCCCTTCGGTTTGCAACAACCCCTTGCGATACTTAGAGTTGGCTTCGGCGGTGGCGAGAATGCGATCGCCAACTTGCTCGGTCGCCAAAGCCAACTCGCTCATGGGCTTAATTAGCGAATCTGCTTCCCGGTTTTTGGCAATCTCCCCAAAACCCGAACCGATAGATTTGCCTTGGGCTAAGTCCTTAAATATCCCCCCGGTAGCGGCATATCCCACCGTATTAGCAATATTATCGATGCCGCCACCCAGCCAACCGGGGATTTTAGTCACAAACTCTTTAGCGCTATCTAAAACCCCTTGGTCAGGCTTTCCTGGCGCGCCTTGACGAATTGCGTCGAGTTGGCTTTTGAGTGCGGCTAATTTTTCTTTACTGATGTCGCTACCTTTAGCAACTTCGCTTAAAGAAATTGAAAGCTGATTGAACTGTCCCGACGTTAAGTCTCCAGAACTTCTCAACTGCTGCAACTGTTCTCGCAACGGTTTAAGTTGATCTGGAAGCGCTGCGGTGGGTGCGACGACATCTTTATTGAGTGACTTGTTAATCGCTTCGCCAATTTGTTTAAATGGCGTGGCAACGGTGTCAGTCGCTTGTTGTAGGAAGGATTTATCTGGTTGAACTTGGGGTAAATTCAGTTTTGCAATCTGTGCCGAACGCTTGTTTGGATCGACGTTATTAAGAGATTCTTCTAATGAGTTTATCTGCCCTTTAAAATTCAACAACCGCTCATCTTTTCCAAGCTGCTTCTGCAATTCATCTTGCTTAGTACGAGCTTCTTCAAAGGCTTTAGCCAAATCCCTAGAAGCTGCCCCCAATCCCCAAATCTGATCTCGAAGCAGGAACGCACCCGCGCCTACTACTCCCAGCAAAGGAGCTAACGGGCCAAGCGTACCGACTAGAGTGGAGAAAGCGGGGATTGCAGCCTTTTGCACCGTTTTCACTAACCCACCAATTCCCATTGCCCCAGCCGCACCAACCCCCTGCAATCCTTTTTCCGTTATGCTGATTGTTTTGTTGAGTGCGACGTTGGCTACAGATAGCGCCTTCTTGATGTTGACTTCTGAAGCCAACAACTTATTGACCGCCCCTAGTGGCCCCGAAGTGGCGAAAACAATATTGTTTCCAAACAGCCTTGTTTGAGCTAGTCCTTTCTCTGCCAGCTCTGCTGCCACAACTGTTGCTGTATGAGCCTTGGTCGCAACGGTTGCTGCCGTTACCGCTTGCGCTCCTTGGGCGATCGCGGCGGTCTGCACTTGCGTGGTTTTGGGGTCGGGGAAAAGTTCGAGTTGAACGTATTGAGGTTGTTGATTGGACAACGCTCCAGCTAACGCAGTTTGTGCGGTTTGTACCTGCGATTGAATTGAATTCGCAATTTGTGCAACTTGGGCTTTTCTATCTATATAAGGAGTAGTATCAAACAAATCTAGTTGTCTGGGCGCATTACCAAGAGCAATATTGTTTATATCCTGCTTAATTGCCGAACCTAGACTGCTGGCAGAATTAGCGATCGCGTTAATAGTTTGATTGTTCTGAACTAAACTCTGAGCTTGCGCTTTTAAGTTTTGAGCGGTGTTAGACGAGGCGATCGCGCCAAAAAATGCCTGCACTTTTCCGGTTGCGGTCTGCGCGATGTTGCCGGTGGAAGCGATCGCCGAATTCACCGACTGAAACCCAGACACGTTCGCTTGAATAATCGCGCCTGCCTTCTCTTGAACGCCAGATAAAACTTTGGTCACCACCGACTGTTTTTGTACCGCTGCTGCCGTTGCCTCGGCAGAAAGTCGCCACCTCTGATCTATCCCCAACACTTGCAACCCAGCCGCAAACAATCCTTGACGTTGGGTGATTAAATTTTTAACAACTCCAATCTCGTTCCCCAATTGACCGGAAAGCGCTAGCGAGATTAACCTCACCTGCATGTAAGAATTAATCAGACTTAAGCCAGTCTGCCCTAATATCCCCAGCGCGTTACTGGCAGCGAAGCTGGTTATTTTTAAGCTGATAAACGTACCAATTGCTTGCTTGACTGGTTCGGGAAGGTTGGCAAAAAACGATGCCATGCGTTCCAGCGTAGCGATACCCGGTTCAAACACTGGCGCGAGGGATTGACCTACGCCGATCACCAATTCTTGGAAACGGTTGGCAATTTGAGCGAAGCGGGAAACGCGATCGCTAGTTGCGATCTCAAATACATCGTTCAATCCTTGTTCCGTTGCCGACGCTACCGAGCCAAGGGTGTTTTTTAACTTGTTCCCATCTTCTGCTAGTAAGGCGATCGCGGTTCTGAACGCTAGATCTTCCGGCAATATCTCCGATAATACTTGCGGACTTTTTCCTGCCGCTTCCCACAGATCTAATAATGCTTGGGTAAACCCTTTAGCTTGAATTTCGGCAGTATCAAACCTAATCTTCTGCCCGTTCAAAGATAGTTTGGCGAGCGCTTTTTCTGCTTCGGGAGTTTTGTTGATGATGTTCGCCGACAATCGCTCAATCCCTGTTAGCGACTGCGACGTGCTAATCCCTTGAGTTGTGAGTACGGCAACCGACGCGCTTAAATTATCTAAGTCTATGTTCGCTTGCTTGGCACTTTTTGCAGTTTGTCCAAACCCTTGGGATAATTCTTGGATTGTGGTTAAGCCGCTTTCAACGATTGCATTTAATTTAGCTGCTGTTATTCCAGACTTATCCGCTCCTTCTTCATAGGCGTTGAGAGTTTTGGTTAGTAGCTTCAGGGTTTCCGCGCTGTCGGCATACATTCCCCCCGCCTGCCCAATCCCGATCAGTTTCGCACCATCGGCTAGCACTTTTTGCGAATCAGCCGCTTTGGTGAAGCCAGAAGACAAAACTTCATATTGCCCGGTCAGCGCTTCGGTTGATGAAACCGAGTTTTTTAACTCGGCGTTCACCATCTTCTGAACTTGCAGCGCGTTTTCCATCCGTTCGGATTGGTTAGCTCGCTTCGCTCCCCCAAATTCATCGAAGTTGACCGAGCTGCGAAGAATCGTTCCTGCCCTAGAGGATGCTTGCTCAAATCTATTCAGTGCTGTCACTGCCGAAACTGCAAGCCCTTCCGCCGCTTCTCTCGATCCAGAAATCGCCTCGGTGATACCGCGAAACTGTTCGATCGATTGGGTGCTAACGCCGGACGAATTCATCAGCGCTAGCGTTTGGGGGATGTTCGCAAACTCTCGAATTGCATCGCGCACCCCGACAACGGCAGTAGTAGCTTGGGCTGCCCAGAACGAAATGTCCGACGCTGTGGAGAGCGCCTTCACTGCTACCGAATTAACCGCGACTACCTGCTTGAGCGAATCCGCTAGTCCTTGCGCGTTTTTTTGCCCCAGCACCATCTGGGTGAAAGATGACGACGATGCTTTCTCTAGCCCCTTAAAGCCAAATTGCAACGCGGTGGCAGCAAGGCTGAGGTTGGTCATTACCCCAGAAACTTGATTAACGGTAGCGACAATGCCGCCGTCTTCGGCTTTGAGCTTGATGGTTGCGGTTGATTCCACGGGCTTGGTATGTTTTGGCTAGCACTTATTTAATTGTCTATGTCCGGCAAGCAAATTGGTTTGGCGATCGCCCTCTTCCTCCTGTTCTGTTGGGGGTATTATCTGTGGCAGCAGCGGCAACCGGGAGAGGAATTGGAGCGATCGCGCAAGCAGCTAAATCAGGAACAAAGGGAGATAATGCGGCGATACTGCCAGTCCGAGGCGATCCGCGCCAATCCTAGTCGAAAGGATCGGGAAGATTGTAAGGATTTTTGGTAAACGTGCGGAGCGTCGCACTTTTGGCGATTTGGTCAAGTTTAAGCTTTTGGAATGGAATTATTTTAACGAAGAAGGCTTGATAGAATTAGTGCAACAAAAAATAGGTTGTCGATACTTGCGTTGCACTTAGCCTATAACGCTGTCAACCTTTCATATTTTTACTGAACAGATCCACAATTTCATCTAACGTCACATCGTCTGCGGCAACCTGCTCTATTTCATTGTTAAGCACTTTTCCCGCAACCGACTCCCTCAATCGCCAAGGATTCTCGGTTGCAATAATAGCTGCATCGCCAGCATCCGGACTGCGCTTGATTCTAGCTCTAGTTTTAGGCTTCTCTTCGGTTTTAATCTGCCCTGACGTTAGTAGCTGATAGCGAATTGAAGACAAGTCTTCAAACAGCCTTTCTTCAATTTCTCCTAACGGCGCGATCGCCATTTCCCCGCGTCGCAGCGATTCGCGAAACTCCCAGTACAACTCGGTTTTCCGATCCTTGTACTGAGCTTTATTTTCTGCTGACGCCCCAAAGCTGCAACCAGTAGCGAGGTGACCCGATTCCAGCAAGCTCGCCAAAGTTCCCGCGCCGACGCCAGTGCGGTCAATTGCGATTTGTACTGCGCCTCCCAGCGACGATGCCTCTTTCGCTAGCACGCGCGCAAACCGGGTAACATCTTCGCGATCGCCTTTCGTTGCATAAGTCGCAACTTTGTACAGCACCGGCCCTCGCCACAGCGCCAACCCGTGATCGTCGCCGCCATCGCCCACATCTCCACCTAATCGCCAATCGTAGGTAGCGGCTAGATTGTCCCAATAATCGGGATTGTCATCGTAGCGACGCCTTGCTTCCAAGAGCCAACTCAAAGGAACGATTCCTTCAACATCGTCGGCGGGAAATAACCCCTCAACCCGCGCCATCCAAAATGGGGAATTCTCCCCATATCTAGTCCGCGCCTCTTCAATCCATTGCACCGAAACTGCGCCAGGGATGCGATCGCGGTAAGCTTCCGCCCATCGATCTTGGGAAAGCACTTCTCCCTTTGGATCTAAAATCCATTTCGCAACCTCTGGCTTTAACCTTCCCGTCGCCGTGTATGCCCAGCTAACGTTGGGATGATTCCACGCTGGAATGCGGATATGCGATCGCACGCAAGCTTTATAAAACGGCGTACCTTTCCTTAATGGGTTGCCGATTCTTAAGAGTCGGTTATGCGCGCCAGTGACGCAAGACTGCGCGCCGGAATCTATTTCTTCCGAAATGCCGGAACTTTCATCAATTACGATTAGCAGGCGATCGCTGTGTATCCCCTGGAAGGCGTCGGAACTTGTGTGTTTCGCGGTGAACCCAAATGCGTGGGCGCTTTCATCAACGCGCAGAAACAGTACGCCGCGCTCTCCGCCTAGCTTCTTCCTCCGCTTATCGTAAACTTTGCGGATCTCGCCCCAGAGGATTTTATTAACTTGGCGCGCTGTTGGGGCGGTAGTGATTGCCAACCCGCCGACGCAAAACACCCACCAAATTACTAACCGAGCGCTCAGGAACGACTTCCCCGAACCGTGGCAAGCTTGAACGTTGGTTTCCCGATTTTCGACGACGCTTTGGGCGATCGCTTTCTGCTCTGCGGTTAGATTCTCCTTCAGATCCTTCTCGATAAATCCAACGGGGTCAAGGGCATATTTTTTAAAGTCGATTTTGCTGGATTTTCCCGACAGAATACCATTGCCATTTTTTGTGCAATCGATTAGATCAATTACTGCGCTTTGCTTTCTCACCCATCTCTTCCTCCCATCGCCGCATTGCAATTTCGCAGTAATAGGGCATCAATTCTGCCGCGCATACCGTTCGGTCGCTTTGCATTTGTTCGGCAGCCAAAACCGAAATCCCAGAGCCGAAGAACGGATCGAAAATTAAGTCCGACGCCGAACCGTACTTATCAAACGCCCATACTGCTAACTCAATTGGTTTTTGGGTGGGATGAACGCGCCTTCGACCTACCTCTGACTCCCGCCAAGCACCCAACCATAAATGCCGAAACACCCGCACCGCCAAAGGCTTGTTGACATAGGCAAGCTCGGCATCGGCGAAATTAATTCCCTCGAAGTCCCCTTTCTCGGTTTTCTTGTCCCAGACGATCCAGCAACTAGATCCGGGAAGGGCGAAGCTGTAGTTGTTTGCACCCCACCAAATTTGAGTGGCAGAAGCGAATTGCTGGCAGAATTTGAAACTGTTGATGGCTGTGGTTGTATCCTCGTCCCCGGCGATCGCGGGATAATGTCTCCCGCGATCGCCGATCTTCCCATCTTTGTTCTGAATCTTAATCCCGTAGGGTGGATCTGCCCAGATAAAGTTGGGCAATTGTCCTGCCAGCAATTTACCCACCAACTCGCTATCGGTAGAGTCGCCGCAAAGTAACCTGTGCTTCCCTAGTTGCCAAATCTCTCCCGGTTGGCAGCGGGGAACGATCTCTACTTCTTCCTGTTGCTCTTTATTTTTGGCCTTACCAATTGGATGCTCTTGTTGCTCTAGCCCCTCAATCAGCGCGTTCAGTTCGGCTTCATCCCAGTATTCTGAGAGATCGACCTCTTGTTGAATCTGCTGCAATACTTCCAGATCCCACTCCAGGTTTAACTCTTGTACCCGGTTGTCGGCGATCGCGAGTTCTTTGGCGATCGCGTCTGACTCTAGATCGAGATCGGTGCGTTGAACGGCAACTAACTTCGTACCATCTGAGGGGACGACAATGACCTCTTGTATCCCAATTTGCTTGGCAACCTCCATCGTTTTGTTTCCCGCGATGATATTGCCGTGCTTGTCCACAACTATCGATCTCCCAGCGCCAACATTCTTTAGGGACGCAGTTAATGCCGCTCTCCCCTTGTCGGTTCCTTTATTGGCGTTTCTCTTGTCGGGCGTAAAGTCAGACAAACAATGCCTATCAAAACTTAAACGATCCTGCACCGCGATGTTCCTCTGGTAAATAGACTTTAGTTAGATCTTATTGACCGTAAATAGACTTTAGCTAGACTTTGGTTAGACGATTTCGCTTAGTTTTTGCACGATGGCTCGACCCCTTTGCTTAAAATACCCCCAGCAAGTAGAAATTGCCGATTTAATTTTGGACGGCGTAACGTACCATGAAATTGCTCGGCAATTTGGCGTTAGTCGCGCAACTATCGCTACTCTTGCCTGTACCTCGGAATTTAAGCAGCTTTTGAGCGATCGCGAGGCCGTACTAAAAGAAGCCGCCATCCGCGAACTTTCCATCGACAAAGACAGGGAACGCGGGATACAAGAACTTGAGCAGTACCGAAATCGACGAAAGCAGTCTGCGATCGCGAGCCAAGTATTCGGAATCAGCGGGTTGCAGAAACTGAAGCAATATTTTGATGCAATGGATCTTCAGCAGCTTGCACCCAAAGACGTGGCTGCATTGATTAGAGCCTTTTCAACCCTGGTACAGGATGGATCGAACTCAGAAGCCGAGTACCTGGGACTAGACAAACTTGTTGCTTACTTCAAGTCAGAGCAATCTAAGGATAGCGACTAGAACTGGGGAAGAAATAAAGAGCGTTTTTCTTAAAAATATTGCAAAAGATTTCGATATCTTGAACGGTGATACTTCTATATCCCAGTTCTTTTTTGGCATATGCCGAAACTGTATATCCGGTGAGTTTAGCCGCTTGCTCTTGAGACAAGCCAGCCTCAATCCTCGCCTGTTTGACGCGGTTGCGTAGTGCGATAGATAGCGTGTCAATCGTTGCTTCCATTCTTCTAGTTTGTGCTGGCTCGATCTGTGCTTGGTTTCATTATCTCCAATATATATCCGCATACGATTGTTTTAGCTAGGAGGAAGTCTTTATGCTGCACCATTTCGATACTGGAGGTGCTGGATTATGTAGTTTTGATTCAACCGCAGATGGCGTGTTGTATAAAGATGCCTTGTTATTGCCTGAAGGTACGCACACCGATAACAAGGGCAACATCCATCACTTTCCCGCTGCGTTAGTACAAAGGTTTGCTGCAAATACCAACGCTGCCCTAGATCGCGGTGAAGAGGTTCCCTTTATCACCGATCACTCGAAAGAATTGTTTGCTGGCGGGCAGTTTAAGCGCTTGGGCGAATTGGCGAGTCGGGTTGAGTGTCGGGCGATCGCGCCAAGCGATCTACCCGACCCCAAGATGACTCACTTACTGGGCAAGATCGGAGCCTTCGCTAGGGTGGCGATTCGCGATCAGGTTGATAAAGTGCAGAAGGGGTTGATTAAGCGCTTGTCACCTGGCATAGATCTGCAACATCAAAAGTTTGGCGAAATCTCTGCCGTGTTGTTCCCGGCAATCAATGGGCCATCGTTGTTGTTCGCGCAATTTAGCCTCGACTACACCGAAGCTAAAAAGCAGGTTGAAGCCAACGACGAATTGAAACAGAAAGCTCAAAAGTGCTTTGAGATTTTGTGGGGCGTGTTGACTCAGATCGATCGCACCCCTCCCGAACAGTTAATGGGGTTGGACGTTAAAGCCTTGAAGCGCAATGCGCTCGGCGCTTTTCATAAGGATTTGAGCGAGTTGCTGGGAGTAGAAGATGTGGCGATCGCGCCTCCTCAAATCCCCGTTGCACCTCCACCAGCCAACCCTTACATGCCCAACCTCTACGACCCCAACGCCCCATCTCTGCCACCTGGTCAGCCCAAGACAGGTCAAACGCCTGGGGAGTACAGTTCAAATTTAAAAAGCCGAGCCGACTTTGGGCGGAAGTCTCGCTATAGCAGTAATGGAGCTAAATAAATGATCTATTCAATGTTTACGTTGGGCGAAATTGAGGCTGAATTTGCTGAGTTTGGAGTTGGCGGCACAATCGATCGGGCGATCGATCGTGGGGTTGGTTTAGCTAAGCGCGGAATTGGTGCGGCTAGACAGGGAGCTAGTAAAGCCGGACAAGTAATTTGGGCCACAAGCAAGCGAGGTGTTAGGTATGCTCGCAAAGTAGGTGTAAGAGCAGGAGGTGCAGTTAAGTCAGGAGCAAAAACTGCAATTTCCCACGTTCGCTCGCACAAAGGGAAATATGCCGCAGGCGCTGCTGGTCTTGCGGTGGGTGCAGGGGTCGCAGGCTATTTAGCTAATAGGAGAAGAGAGGAATATTCTTGCAATCCTTATCTCGCTGAGTTTGCAGAAACCAGCAGAAGGCAAGCTAGACAAGCTAGGCAAGCTAAAAAGACTGCCGCAATGAGAGATGTTACAGCTTCCAGAAGAGCGCCAAGCGCTGTACCGAGAGCCGAGGCCAGAGCCGCCGCTGGTATACAGCCAACAATGAATAGGCAGCAAAGGTTTAATAAAGCTCTTAAAAGAATCGCAGATAACAAAAGTACGGGAGGGGTAATTTGGGCTACTAGCGTAAAAGGAAAACGCTATGCCCGGAGAGTTGGGCCAAGATTAAAACCCGCTGCTGCTTCCTCTCTTGCCGCTTCAGGCGGAGGACGCAAAGGACTATTGCTTGCTGGTGCAGCGCTTGGCGCCGCTGGTGTGGCTGGGTATCTAGCAACTCGTCAACGCAAAGAATAAGTGTAGTAGATTATGCAAACAATGACCATAGAAGACGCGATGGAGGAACTCTCAACGCCTCCTGAGTACGCAGAAATCGAAGCGTTGGACATTGATTACGCCGAGCAAAGGCAAGCAATTAAAGCCATCCTTGCTTCTGAAGAAATGGGCGAGATGTCGAGCGATGAAGCTGACGAATCGATCGTTAACGTCCTTGAGGATCACAACGAAGCTCAACTCGAAATATTCGATTTAGAACCCGTTGGGATTGAAGGCGACGATGAGGATGAAGAGTCTGAATTTAACGCCAACCTAAGAACGGTTAGCTTCTCTGCTGGCTTTGGGCAAATGTTGGCAGAGTTGATCGATTCTTCCTACGAAAATGTTGACGACGCGATCGCCGACATCGCAACCCAAACCGGAATCGAAGCGGATGATATCCCCTTGATGTTATCTGGGCAACTCGTGCCGGATCAATCTGGCTTGGAAGCGATCGCTGAATTGTTTGCAGTTCTGCAAAATAACGAGCAAGCGTACCAAGAGTTTATGTTGCTTGGTAACAACGCCTACGGTGAAGCGATCGCCGAAACCGAACCGGAGCCAGAGCCTGAACCTGTGGCGACAATGAGCGCGGACATGCGGCTCCGGGCAGAGTTTGCTGCGCTGCAAGAGCGCGAAACGATCGGCGACAACCTTCGCAATATCGAGCGCGCTTGCGATCGCATGGTGTCGGAAGGTAGGTTAACTCCTTACGAGCGTCAGTTGTTGTTGGGTGAGTTTGAGGAACGAGGCGATCGCGTGGCTGCGTTTTCGGTGGCGTGCGAACAAGAAGGTATCGCCCCATCTCAGCAACTAGATCGGATCAATTTCTATCTCTACGTTGCCAACCAACGCGGCGATATCGCGCTATTTTCTCAACCTGCGCTAGAACCCCTGACCCCAGTACTCGATCAAGAGTCGGTTTCGTTCGTGGGGGAATATCGCGATCGCAAAGGTTTCGATAGCTGCATGTAAAGGTGCGTAGCGCCGCACGTTTGTGGAGGTTTTGTGACTTTAGCTCAAAGAAAAACTTACAGATTTGAACGCACCGTACTCTATAACAACGTGATTACCGAAAGTCTTTACGGCGTTAGTTTGAGTCCGGATCGCGTGCCGACAATTGGCGGAGTGAAGCGCATTCTAGCAGGTTCGTTCTTGGCGGCGGGAGAGAGAATTCTTCCCCGCGCTACAATCGCCAGTCCCTACGCTTCGGGCGGGGCAACTGTTATCACCAACAACCCTTGGGTATTTCAGGTGGGTGACGTGCTGCGCGCAATCGGCACGCCCAACTCGACCCCGCAACAAGAGTGGGAAGCTGTAACAGCCGGAACGGCTACCCCGTTAGGTACGGTGACGGCAATTAATAATTTGTCGGTCAAACAGAAAACCGTGCTGACGCCAAACAGCGTCGCGGTTGGTAATATCTTCCGCATCACCGTTGATGGAGCGGCGATCGCCTTCATCGCTACTGCTGCCAGTACAGCAAACGTAACTGCCGGGTTAAAAGCTGCTTTCGATTTGGCGAGGGGAGCGACATCTTCGCTGCAAGATATTGATGCGACGGATACAGGCACGACTCTGGACTTAACCCATACCGAAGAAGGGGAGATCTTTACCGTCGTTCCTAGCGTGTTGCAGGGAACGGCGGGAACATTAGGGACGATGACGGCAGCGATCGCCACTCCCGTAGGGGCGCTGACGATAACTCCGGCTGGAGGGAACGGCAACTTAGCGATCGGCTCGAAGGTTGGCGCGATCGCTGACGTGCCTTTAGGGATAATCGCCCACGATTATTGGTTCACGGATTCAGGAGACGGACTCCATTACAGCAGGGATTTCGCTGCCTACAACAAAGCAGCGATTTACTCAAAGGGCTTGCCTTATCTTGACGGACACTTAGTGCGCGCGCTCCCTGGCCTATCCTTTATTCCTGCTTATGGTACGTAAAAATGTCTATTGCTGCTTTTTTAAATTCGGGTCGGATTCAGACAAAGGTGCAGGCGGTCATCGACAATACCCACGCCTTTTTGGTTGACCCAGAGAAAGAGAACTTCCTCAAGCAAATGGGGAAGACGCCAGACCCTAAAATGCTCGGTCAGTTTGCGCTGATGGATGAATATGCGCCCATTGAGCTGTCTGACGACTTTCGGGTTTTGGAATATTTGATCGTCAGGAACATGGCGATCGCTTCGGTCATCGCCACTGGACAAGAAATTCCTCAAACTCGAATCGGGCAACTGCTGAAGTTTGAAGGAACTTTTGGTAAGTTGGCAATCTCTCACGTCTTCGACGAGGAAGATGAAATCCGGATGTTGGAGTTAGCAAAAATGACTTCAATGCCCACAGCTTTTGTCGATATGTTGGTGGGTTCTGTTGACGCCCTACAACCTAGAATAATTAAGCTCGCTAACGTTTTGACTTGGCAAGCCTTTTATCAAGGGTTTGTTGATTTTACCGATCCTAGAGCGCAAGTTGCTTTTAGGTTGCGCTACAACGCTCCTGTTGAATCGTTTCCAGCTCCTTTGATAGGTAGTGACTTGTGGTCGAATCCGTTAGCCAATGGAATCAGAAACCTACAAGAACATTCAGATGCTTTGTATCACCTGAATGGGTTTTATCCCGACGAGACTGTGATGTCGAAGCGTTTGAGCAGGCAGTTATTAAATCAGACCTCAACTCGCGATTATGCGCTTAGTTTAGGTTTAATTTCTAACATCCCGGGCGCAAACGTGGCGACTGGAGTAGACCTTGTAATTTTGAACAAGTTGTGCGAGCGCTTAGATATTCCCAAAATCCGTATTGACGACGCCGCCTACGAAATAGAAATCGCGCCTAACACCACTATTAAAGGTCGATACTTGCCCGACAATACCTACGCTTTCGTAACCAAGGGCATGGCAAAGAGGCTAATCGGGCCAACAATTGAGGGAAAAGGCAAGCCGGGAGTGTTTGTTAAGAGCGAGGAAACAATTAAATCTTCGCCGCCGCAATCTCGCAGCTATGCAGTTGCCAGAATGGTGCCGTTTATTCCCCAACCTAAAGCTTTGGGAGCAAGGAAGGTAGCATGACGATCGATATCAACCAACCCGTCAGATTGAAGCAGATTTTGGTAGATGGCACCAACATCTACTATCCTCGGACGTATCAGCCTGGGGAACTTCCTGCTGCGTACCTCAACGAATCTTTTGTCGATCAAGGGGAAGGATTGGTAGTTCCAGCAATTAGCTACCAAAATTCAATTCAAGTTCAGGAGGTGAAAATTTCTCCGGTTGATCCCGTGGCTTCTCCTACTTCCTATCCTGGCCCAACTCCGGTTGTCGCGACAAAGAAAGTCGAAATCAACAAAGATCCAGCTACTGCAATTTCTGCGTTACCTGGGATAGGGTCGGCGATCGCGCTCAAGGTAGTCGAGCAGCGAGAGGCTAAACCTTTTGACAATATAGAAGACCTGCAAACACGAGTGCCGCTCTCAAAAGGTAGCTGGCAGAAAGTAGCGCCAAATATTGCATTTTAGATTATGGAGTTCACCACTACCGACGCGATCGCTCGCCGCCTGCGCGGAAGGTTAGAAATCCAGGGACAAATGCCTGCGTTTGGTTCTAACCTCGGCGCTAGCCAAATTGATGTCGAATTGCTCGACCAGGTGGGCAATCAAGTCGAGGCTGACTTCAACGCGATCGCCAAGATGATCTATGTCTGGCCTCCACCAGTAAGCGCGATCGCTGCCAGACAAATTGTTGCTGGCATCATCGAACGGTTGGTAATTTCCGAACTTGCTCAAACTCACTTCCAGCAATCTCAAAGTCCCGAAATGGGTGGCGATGCGGGATTTGGGGCGGTGATGAGAAAGCAAGCATTTGAGCAGATTCAAAAATACTTTGGAGGGCATGGAATATTTATTCCCGGAGCCACGGAGCCAACCGAGCCAGCGCAACCAATTTTGCTTCCCGACGTGCCTTTGCTCGACCATACGCCAGATACAATCACCCGCAATACAACGTTAATCGGTCATCGGCGAACAGCGGAATCGGCAACGATTAATTGGGGTTTTTAAAGTTTTATTTTAACGAGGTAAAGAAAGATGAGTTACGAAGGGATTAGTCCTGCTTTCGCGCAAGCGTTGCTGGGGAAGCTAAATGGGGAAAGCATTTCGGCTCCCGTTGAGGGATGGGAATTAGGACTTTATTCAACGCTGTTTGATGCGGCAGGAGTAGCGATCGAATTAGCTAGCGGATCTTCTCCTGGATACGCACCAGCATTACTAGCTGCTTCGCCTTTGGCGGTTGCAGCACCAGCAGGAAGATTAACCAAGAATGCCACGCCCATCATGTGGCCTATCAATTCCAGCACTAACACGCCTTGGCAGACAGCGATCGCCGTCGCCATCGGCAAAAAAACCGGATCTAGCAGTACCCTACCCAAAGTTTGCGCCTTTGGGAAATTGGACACGGGTTGGAGCAACGACCCTGGCAACCGGCTTTACTATCCGGTGAATCGCTTTCAAATCAGAATGTTTGCGGATGATACCAGGATTTCTCAAGAGGAAGCTGAGGAAAACCTGCAACTATTTCAGGGAGCCGCAATTAATCCGCCCAACCATTACTTTTTGGGATTGGGAGCCGACGTACCGGATAGGCTGGGGAATATCGCAGAAATAACCGACTTGGCGAGGGTGCAGATTCCTTGCGTTGGTGGGACTTGGGTGGCTGGCTCCACCGTTCGACGCCGAACCAATGCCAGCATTTACGAGTTCGTCGCAGCTCCCGCCAACCTGCCAAGAATTAAGTCTTTTGGCTTGTTTACCGATCCTAGAGCCGCTGGAGGGAACGCAGACACAACTAAGCCGCGTTGGTTTGGTGAGGTAACTGCCGAGAAAGTAATTTATTTCGAGGACATTATTGTCATTTTGTCGGGCGGTATGGAGTTGGGACTGTAATGGAAATCGCGCTATCTTCGGTTTTAGATGTCGATACTTCGTCTGCGATCGCGACTTTAAATGAAGTGCGCGCGCTTCATTCTTTGTTAGATGTGGATATTTCAACATCTGCAATTGATGGTGACTTGGTACGGATCGTCAAAGCAATTTTTTCCAAAACAGAAATTGATAATTCAGTTGCGGTCGTTGCTTTGAATCAGTTGCACGCGGTAAAGTCTCGATTGGAGGTTGACACATCAAAAGCGTCGATAGAGTTCCACTTACAAAAAGCTGTTGATACGACAATCGACGCAGACAAATCGGTTGCTACGCTCAACCCTTGTTGTTTGCGTGCCGTCGATACAACGCTTGAAATTGATAGCTCGCAAGCCGACTTAAAGTTAAACGTGCAGCACGCGATAAAAACTTTAATTGAGGGCGATCGCTCGACGGCAACACTAAAGCACCTGTACTTAAAAAATCCGCCTCTGCCGCCAGAAATCTCTCAATCGGGGATTCAAATTAGGGCTAGCAAGAAAATTCCGTTAAAAAATGCTCAGCTAATTTCTGGGAGCTTTTATTCGTTTGACGCAATCGTGACGGGCGATCGCCTGCAGGGGACTTGCTTGATTTTTACGGTGCGTCAACTGTACGGAGAAAAGCGCCCAATTGTGTTACAGAAATCGACTATCGGAACGCCTGGTGAATTTCTAAACACTTCTCAAGGCAAGGGCGACATCATGATTCAATCAATTACGCCCACGCTCTCCTCTGGACAGGGTGCGGTGCAAGAAATGATCGCGTCGATTCTCGTCACTCCCGATGATTGGCGTTATTTCTCACGCATTCCCGGCTCTTACGCTTACGATTTGTGGTCAAACGATTTAATGGGAACTTCTTGTCAGTTAGAAGTGGGAACGTTTTCGATTGTGGAGGGCAAATGATAACGGCAGAAGTAATTGGAGGTGCAAAGTTAGATGGATTGGTATTAGATCGCCAGCAATCGGTCACAGTGAGGATTCGCGTCGTTCATACGGGATTGTTGGGAGCAAAGCTAAAGTTCGTTGCCAAAAAACCGGAAAATGCGAACGATCCAGACGATGCTTCGGCAATTATTAATAAGTCAGGAATTCAAGGAGGTGCGGCAAGCGGAATCGAGATCGATACCAGTTCTACTAACACAATTATGGTCGGTAGGATGAAACTTGCTAAGGCAGATACCGAGTTGTTGAATCCGGGTGAAACTTTGCTTTGGGGTATTCAACTTAGCACCTCAGATGGTGAAATCCCCTTGCCAGAGTTGCGAGGGACGCTAACTATTCGCGGCGATTTAGTTAAGGTGACGTGATATGGGATTATCTCTATCTATCGATCCATCTGGTTTGCTTGCTGCTAATCAAGTACTGCAAGAAATCCAACTTAAAGTTAGCGATATTAGCGCTGCTGCCCCAGCAATTAGGTTGTTAATTCAGGAGGATGTAGACTTTAGATTTGCTAACGCTCCTGCCACCGAAACGGGTGGCGAAGTGTATGGAGGAGTGCAATGGAAGTCTTTATCTGAAGCAAGTTTTATTCAACGTCCCTACCGTCGCGGCGGACAGCTATTGAGAGACACGGGGGAGTTGATGCAATCGCTAACTGCCGAAGGTCACCCTTACAACGTGTTTTCGGTTACCAGTTCCGAGATTGTTTTTGGGACTGCCCTAGCTAAAGCAGGAAGGCTGCAAAGCGATCGCCCTTTCATTTTCTGGCATCCGATCTTGGTACAAAAAATTGCCGATTACTTGGCGGGGTGGCTGACTTTATGAGCGAACCCAATCCCGCAATCGATTCGAGTTGCTTGGCGATCGCCGACTACTTAATGAAGCGATTGAACATCGCTTTACAACACGACTACCCGAACGCGATCGCGGTTCGAGACATCGTTTCTTACGATGCGGTAAATCCCGACCTAAGTCGATTTCCGTTGCTTAAGGTATATCGACTTACCGACACTTACGACCTCTATTCCAACGAAACCGACGCGGTAATTGCCTATTGCTTAACCTTCCCCAACCAAGAACAATTACCGGGAATTTTACGTTGGGCAAGCTATCAAATAGTTTCGGCTTTGAGGGATTTTAGCGTTAGCCAAGAAAACTGCCCTGGACTCCGGCTTAATCTAGATCAAATACTAAAAGCTGAATACAGGATTATGGTTAACGAAGTAGCAAATCCGGTCTACGCATTTCTAAGGATTAACTTTCAATTTAAGGAGAATTAAAAATGGTTGCAACAGCAGAAAAGCAATATACAAAAAAATGGGATGGTATTGTCGGTGTAACGATTAGAGATTTAACCGACGACATTATTCACGCCTTGCGGATTCCAATGGATATGGAGCTGAACGAAAATCCCGAAGTTGAAAAGATGAAGGCTCCTAACTTGTTAGGAAGAGAAGCAACGATTGGGTTAAATCAAAAAGGCGTCGATCCAGAACTAACTCTGACTTACTCAGGTAGAAACACCGAACTGTACGCGCTCAGTCGCGGCAGAAAAATGATCGCAACAGCAAACCTTGCAGGGTTCATCCCCCGCAACATGCAAGTTTCTCGCGACACTTACGCTGCGGTTGCCTCTGGAAAGTTAGGATTTGGAGTTGCTGAGGATGCCGATGTTGAAGGCTCGGCAATTAGCGGCACTTCGGGTTTAAGGATTTCGCTCACCCGCCAACCTTTTGCGACTTTCGATCCCATAACCCCCAACAGCTTTGCAATTGGCGCTAACTTTGCCAGAAAATTTAGCAACGACTTAGTGACAAGACGCGCTTACGTTCATTTGTTGATTCCCAATACTTTTACCAACGTGCGGGAAGTGTCGGAAGAGGTTTTAGGGCCACAAGAAATTATCGCGTTAATTCGCAATAGCGACGACGCAACTCTAACTTACGTAACCGCGCCTAACGCTACTATCGATCCTTCTGGAAACGCTATTAACCCTAAAGCCGATAATACGGCAATTAAATTTATCCTCAGCAGCGCTGGGCGATGCGAAGCGTTTTCCATATTTGACGTAGACCAAGAATTATTCTGCGATGCTGCGTAATCTAAAAGTGCGGCGCTTCCGCACTTTTGTTCGTTTTTTAGTTTCTTATATTCGTCGAACTATGCCCGAACTATCTCGCCCATTTTTCAACGTTAACTATTTCAACCCAGACGGTTCGCTCCAGAAAACTCTTACTGTAACCCCAGTGCGCTTGCGCCCCAAAAAAGGAGAACCGGGAGGACAGAAACAGCTAGTCATGCTATATCAATCGTTGCTGGAAGATTTCGCGATCGCGGATACTTCAATCGGCGAAATGCTTGGCGACGATGCAGTGTATGAAAAAATGGCGAAGATTGCTGCAATGCTGCCCGTCGTGGGGCAACCAACGCCTGGGTTTGACATTGAGCCATTGTTTGAATTTGATGACCGAGTGCAGTTGTGTCACATATTTTTTACAGTTTCTATGCTGCCAGACGGTAGTTACTCCTACAAAGACGAAGACGGTAACCAAGTTGGATTCAAACCTAGTCATATAGCTCGAATTCACAATTTAAAGTATTTGGGCAGGATTCGGGAAGCGATGGAAAATCTCGAATCCCTAAAAGCCAAGAAAAATCCCCCAGCAGCGGAGACTTAGAGATCGACTTAATGGCGATGCTGCACGAAGTTTATGGCGCAGAAGGGGCGATCGCCTATTCCGAGATCTACTCCGTGCAGGATCTGAAAGCTCTCCTAGATCAAACCTACGAGCTAAGAAGAGATCCCAAGGAGCGAGAAAGCGAAGAAAGACAGCAAAAAGCTAAACAATGGGTTGAAGAGAACAAAAATAAAATATTGCGGGTTCCTACTGGGGACGGGAACTTCAGCCCCATTCCTTTAGCATTTTTCGCGGAAAGCGATTAACTCTTACCAGCGAGCGATCGCGACATTCAACAGTCTAAAATCATCCTTGTTCTCTACCCCTACAAGCCCCGCTACAGGGGCTTTAAATGTTTGTGCGGTTCCGTAAACGCATTGATTGGTCTGATTAACTGACTGAGGTTTAACGGAATACTCAACCCGTCGATCGGTTTGATCGATGCTGTAACAATGGTTGTCTAGCAAAAATTGGTCTAGCGGTTTTTGTCCTTGGGGCGTGGCAAAGCTTTGATTTGCTGTCACTTCTGACAGGTTTCTGCCGTTGTTTAGCAACAGCTTGTATCTGGCGATCGCTGCCACCGTACAAGGATCTACACCCAATTGTTGATAGTTCAACTCAACATTGTAAGTTGAATACAAAAATCGTAGCGGATCTCGCGGTTCCACAGGTGGTAATTCAGGATATGAATAATTTTTCTCGTCTGCATCACCTTGTGCGTTTTTGGCTTTTTCTATTTTAACAACTTGCTTATTGTTTAAATCGCACTTCAACGCGACATAAGACATCTTGCTGTATCGGCTGCCAGATTTTTCTTGCCTAACCCAGACGCGGAATTTCCCAGAGTAAAAAGTCACCCACCAATCGTAATCGTCGGGTTCGACGTCTGCGATCGCTAAAGTAGGCGATTGCGCTACTCCCGTAGCAATAACAAGTTTTGGCATAATTAACCTATGACACCAGAAGAAATTGCTAGAAGAATTGCCGAATTAATTAAACAGCAGGGGATAGAAATCCCCCAAGAAACTGACGCTCAAACAACGCGCGATCGCATTATATTTCAACGTCACTATAGAAATCAACGCCGCAACGTAGATCCGAAGATTGCTAGCTTGTCGATGTTTGAGCAGGAAGCGATCGCGGCTTTGTCAGTGTTTGAGTACGAACAAATTGCTAGTTTGTCAGTTTTTATAGAAAATCCGCAATTATTAGCTTATCTCTCCATCCTCTACGAAACCATCCAGGAAGAGCGGATCGCCTGCACTTGCCCTACCTACAATAGGGTAGGCAATCGCTGCGTCCCGGTATGCGACGGTACAGGGCAATATGCAACTCTGCAACAGTGTCTGGCTGCTCCTGAGCCACCGTGGCCCGATCCTGCCGGACAAGATGGCGGTGGCGGCTACTGGGTTTTGTACGGAGGATATAAGCAAGGAACCCGTGGTGAGCCGTTTGGCCCCTACACTTATCCGGCTGGTGATTGGCAAGGAGGCATTTTTTATTCCTCTCTCTTACCAAGCAATCCTTGCTCAACAGTAGGATTAAATTTGCATCCTCATTACGCGCCTGCAAGTTTTGTGGATGCGCGCCCCGCTGATTTTCCGCCCGGTGGGAACAGAACAGCTTTTTGGGTTTATTACAATCTTCCGCTAATACCAAAACCAACAAATGGTATTTTAGCTAGCATGAAAAATGCCATTTCAACATCGGGAACTTACGAATATACTGATGATGGTTGGTTTATTTTAATTGACTACAACAATGACGTTTTTGTTAATGGGCAGTGGTTGTCTGGGGACAACATCGCTTATGGGATATGCTTTGTTGGAAAATATGTTCCCTATGGAAACGCTAATAATCCTCCTACACCACCAACGACTTTGTCTCGCTCTGTTGGCGGTGTGGCCTACACAATTAACTTAGCTGGAATAACTTTAATTCAAAATCGTGCTGCATTAATATGCAGTCCTTTTAACGGTCAAGATCCGACCTGCACCGATCCTGGGAGGGGGAATCCTCCAATTAGTTGCCCTTTTCCCGAAGATAAGCGATCGCGCACTTTTTACTTAGGTGGAAGCAAACAAGGAGGACTAGAGATACACAAGCTCCACTATCAAGAGCCTTATTTTGTCTACGCGATCGCTACTGAAGGACAACTAAGCGAAACAGAAGAACTGTCTTCAAAAGAGACTGTCAAACTACTGCATGGGAAAAATAAAGACGGCACTTGGTGCGCTATTACTGAAATTAAAGTGGACAATAGATCGTTAAATAAAAACATATTTAGAAATCCTATTTTACCACCATTAGATACCCAAGATTGGAAAAGATCTACTCTTGGATATCAGTCTTTTTATCCAAACGGCGCACCACCCGTAAATAGTTTTATTGATAACTACCGTTACACAAACAACGCTAACATTCAGTCTGCCACTGACGAGCAAAACAACCAACTAAATTTTTTAGTAGAGTTTAACGCGCAACAGAAAGTTTCTTCAGCAACAAACGGAAGCATTTTCGAGCCTTTTTTGCAAGCGATCAGAAGCAGAGACTTGATTTCTGCGCGATTGTGCATAGCGCCGATAGAAGGCTACTGGGCAAATCGATTAAAAGAAAAAGGCTTTGTTATTAATAAAGTTTTTAAACTTCCACCTGTACAAACTCAAATAAATATAATTGGCTACAGCGGATGGGTGAGTCAAGTTAAATTAGCTCATAAAAACTCTTCTATTGGTTGCAAAGCTTTGCAAGCGACAGTGATTTGTAATAGTACTTGGCAGGGACAACCAAGTCCTTGCAGTAGAGGTTCTGGTAAGTTGTTAAGTGTTGAATCCTGGCAGCCAGGAGAAACTTACAAAATAAAAGTTGTTCCTGGCTCAGGTTTTAGTGGAGGGACGATCCAGGTTTGGGGAGGAAACTCAGGAAGTGTCTCGCCTACAAATAGAAGATTTGTTAAAAATATTGCCGCAGGAGAAGATTTGTTCGTTAAATTTGATAGTTACAACGGCTTGCTTTTTCAACAAAGAGATCTTTCTATGGGGAATAGATGGAAAACTCTTTGCATCAGTTGGAACAACGAGACTCAAACCGTAACCCTGGAGGCTTTTAGATGAGTTGGGGAGCCTTGGCGAATGCGCTATGTATAGAGGAATTAAATTGGGCAATTTATCTACGCAAGCTTGCCGATCAAATTAAAGATTCAAAACTGAAAGAATTGCTTTTGAAACAGGCAGTTGACGAAGAAAAGCATGGAAGGATGCTACAATCGATTGCCAGAATTGAAGGCTGTAATCCCAGAGTTGCAAAGACTAGCCGCGCTTGTGCAGATTGGGTGGTCTACGAGTCTCAGCGGCAAGAGTACAAACCCTTTAAAATAGAAGGCGGAAGATCGCGTCGTTCAACACTAAGATTTTTGCTAGGAAATAAAAGACTGGAAGATTATAGCCTTGATTGTCAAATTGCTTTTATAACTTTTGTCGAGTTTTTAGGCTTAATTTTTTACTCAGCTTTAGCAGCGATCGCTCCTCTTCCTTTAAAAAAGGTTGCCCAACAAATTGCTCAAGATGAAAAAAGACACGTGACTTACTTTCATAAGAAAAAACTGCTAATAGTTTTTTGGATGGGTAAGTTGTTCCTTGCCCTACCTATTGCCGCCGTCGAAATTGGGAAGATAATGCTTAAAAACAAATAGCTTGAAGCTTGCTGCGTTTTAAAAATATTTTCTACTTTCCCAAAAAGCGCGATTCTTGTCGCCTAGCACGGCAGCATATTGATACTCTGGTGGCGATATCTCTCCATACATCTCATCTTCAACAAACCACTCTGGATGTTTATCCAAGTACGCTATCACAATCGCACATATTATTTATCCTGAGCATAAGCTTTCCCTGTTCTTATACTATCAAAAGCTTTCTGTAATTCCAAGCCTAAATAACCCGCATGATCTGGTCGGATAGTTGGCACTGCCGAGCATATTTCTCGCAATAGTAACAGCGGGTTCTTCCCTGAGTATTTCGCCACTACTTCGCCGCTGCCTGGAGTAGTTTGTAAAACTACAATTATCTTGTCCCCAAATACTTCAATCAAAAAGTTCCCGACTGGATCGCGATAATCAATTTGGCGACAGATTTGGGCGTATTGCTGAGCAATTAATCTGTCTGCGTTGTCCCAACAATCTGAGTAAATGTGGGAGGATTGACTGACAGTAATCAGTGGCCCCATCGTCAAATCGTAGTTCGACCGAGCGCATATCTGATCGCGAATGTGTTGCTGCAATGCCCTCAGTCCCATCGCGTTCGCAGGCCACGCGCTAAACATGTCGTTACTTCTAAATGTCGCAGTCAAAGACAGCTCGCTCTCTACCACTCTGATCCAAATATGGTTTAAGCAAGGGCTGCCGCCTTTTTCGTGGTCTTTCACGTCCCATAGCGACATAACTGCACTAGCTGCGTCGATTTCGGAGATTAACTTTTGGATGACTTGCTCGATTTGGTCGCGTCCAAACCAGGAACGCAGCCGCTGCCCGTAAGTGTATTTCACTCCCTCTTGATAAAGCGAATCATCCAAGATTTGGGAGATGTACTCTGCCAAGAAAGTGCGATCGCAAGGCAGGTAGTTCGGTTCGGGGAAATAGAAGTCTTTTGGTTCATCTGTAACCACTGCCATCAGGTCGATTAATTCTTGCCATTGTCCGTCATAACCTGTGGGGCGAATTGTGCCGGTTGTTTTGATGCGATGAATAATTTTCACCCAAGTTTCGGCGATGGTTTTGCCTTCTATTCTGTGTCCGTAGCGGTTTCCGGGGAGGACGGTGGGAACGGGTTCAGACAAGGGAAATTCTAACGGCTCGCTCCAAGGTTCGCACTTAGGTAGTTTTGCGATCGCCTTCACCTGCGCGATCGCCTCTGAAATCGCGATCGCCTCCCTCACTTCGATCGACTGTCGCAACCCTTCCAGCGCGACGAGGGAAATTTCGCTATCTACATATCCCGTCACTTGCGACTTGATAACCCAGCAATGCTTACCCGCGTCGCTACTCCCTCCTGTAAATCCGTGCCGAAAAAAGTCTAGCAGGCATTCGCACCCGCCAGCGTTGCGATCTTCCTTGGTGGCGTTGACGACAACTAAAAAGCGAACGTGGGGATTGGCGAGTAGATTTCTGATCAAGAAGCTGATGCCTCTAGTGGGTGAGTACAGTTGCCCGATCGCGGCATATTCTTCGGGTTGTAAGTGCTTGGCGATCGCCTCCTTCACCGTCCATCCAGTCGCGATCGCGACCTGTCCCGTACCGCAGATTAATTGGTTGGGTTTGTGTTGGGGATTGTAAGTCATGCGACGATAGGGCGAGGCAATAAGTTGACTTCTATCTGACACGTTTCGTAGGCGATCGCGAGCAAACTCTGCTCGCGATCCTCAAGCGCGGTTTTCTGGCAATCACCATCGTCCCACTCTTGAAGTTCGATCCGATCGACGAACCTGCCCGTATGGGTAAATAAAAATATTTGGTTTGCGTTTTTAGGCGCTTTTTCTAGCAGGTAATACGTCGTTGCGGAAATCGCGATCGCCTTCTCCACAGATCGATCTTTCATCGCAGGCACTCGCAGTGTCGCCGTCCCTAGCAATAGCTCAGAGTTATCGCGCATTCTGGTTTTAATCTCCGCCTGAAACATTGCAAACTTTGGCGGTTCCGCGTGTTTTTTTCCAAAACCTTTTTGAGCCTGACGTTCAGCTATTTGTAGATCTATTTGTTCGTAATTCATGTTAGCCCTATGTCGATTGAAACAACTTTACCATTAGGTAGCTTTAGATGCCCCGATCGCGCGATCGCGTACAAATCGCGCGCCTCAGTCACAAGGAGCAGCGACGACTTCAAAGCCCCGACAAGATTCCTTATTCGCCAAACGCACTGCCGATGGCAACTTTGTAAAATATTTATTTTTGCAATTTCTTCAAAATCGAACTCCTTAGTGGCTTCGCTTACAAGATCTGAGAGGGCGTAATTTGTTGAAAAAGTTATACCTGGCGGTTTTCCTGGGCATAACGCGATCGCCCCCTGGTGCGCGTTGACCCACGTCTGAAACTCTGCTATCGAAGCCACCACAATCAGAGGTTTATCCAAAAATTTAGTAGCCTTCGCCACTGTTCCCGCAGGCCATTTAAGGTCAGCGAAAATGCCGTACCCTCCAAACTTTTGAGAGTAAGCGCAAACGCAAGCAACCTCGCCAATCTTCTTCAGCTTAAAGTCGTAAAATAAACAATTCGCCTCCACCTCTACCCCGTACCTCAATAAACAACGATTTTTCTGACCTCTAGCCTTGACGCTTTTTAGCGCCCCTTTCTGCACGAGCGTCAGCAAAATTTTAGATGCCCAAGAAAGCTCCAGCCCAGACATTGTTGCCAATTCTGCCGCGCTACTCCAAGGATTTTCGCGAACAATCCGCATCAGTCGATCTTCTTGGTCTTCGCGAATTTTATACCCTTTTTTTAAAAGCCTTCTGCTAACAGTTCTAACTTTACTTGCGGTCCAGCCTAGCTCTTTCTCCGCAAGATTGCGCCAGCGATATCCACATTCAATTTGAGAAAGAACTTTTACCAAATCTTTTTCATCTTGCTTGAGGGTATCAAAAAATGAAATGGCTAGTTTTTCTTTCGGTTTTCTAGAAAGCCTAATCTTTTTTGGCTTCTCTTTGCGCTTTTTTACTCGTTCCTTCTCTGCGGAAGGCGCGATCGCTGTCGATCTGTCGATGGCAGACGCGATCGCGTTTTGTGTTTGTCGTTTCGGTCTTTCTGCGATCGCTGTCGAAAGTAGCGCGTACTTTTGGTAGCACTCCTTACACGCAACTCCCTGAAGCAACTCCCTGAAGTGTCGCGATCCAGTGCGATCGCGACAATATTCACAAAAGCCATAAGTTAGGCTAGCTTTTCTCATTATTCCTCCTTGGTTTAGAAGTTGAAGGATTTTTTACGTCAGCCCAATCATTTATTGCCGCCAAGAACCACGCAGCAACAGACTTGTTTTTGGAAAGAAATCCAGCAGCATACTCTTGGCCCTGCGGCGACAAACACCATCGAACGAAGTCACCCAAAAATACGCGATGATGTCCATTCTCTGATTTAGAAACAAGTAGCCCAGCGCTCATCCATGCGCTAAAACTAAAAGCGTTGCTCTCAGACATCCCTAACGCTCGAAGTAATTGAGGACGGGTTAGCCAACCTCCAGTGTCTTCGTGGCGCGAAGCCCCCAACCTTTCAAGCCTTGCAAGTAAAGCTGGTTTAGTGCGACTAGGCCATTTATTTGCTCTGGCCCGAACATTCCATTCTTTGCAGAGATCGGGTATTGAAGCCATCTCCAGCAAAAGTAAATCTTCTTCCTTTCTCCATCCAGCCCGTCGCTTGGCTCCTGGTAAAAAAATGCGATCGCACGTGCCACATCTGACCCTAGCTTTGCCGCGCGATGTTCCTGCCTTGGTCAGTATTTGGCTATTGCAATGAGGGCAATTCATGTATCAACTCCTGCTCGACAAGTTCAAACCTCCCATTTGAGCGCTTTAACCACGGCACTGTTGTCGCGATCGCGCAATAACGACCTTTTGCGATCGCGTCATCTCCCATATCCGAAAAATAGTGAGAGCAAACAAGATTAAGCTCACCATATGCAAACTCGAAACCTTCATTCCGCAACTTTTCAATCAACTTTTGACAAGTGACACAGAAATAAAATGTCGCAGGTTTTTCCCACACTCCATCGACGCGATAATACTTTTCTCCTGGTTGAATATCGCGGCAGCATTCGCGGCAGATGTGCCGCTTCGTCGCTTTAACAAGACGAGGATGTCCCCCAGCTTTTGGATTCTGAATTTCGCAGTGCATAATTAAATCCCAAAAATATTTAAAACTCTGCATCCTAATTCATCAAGCTTTTCCCAAAACTTACGCTTCGCTCTTGCTGTTGATGCGCGATTTGGGAACATTCCTCCTGGCGAGATTGCCCACCATTGCCAATAGAGTAATTCCGCTAATTCGGCGTGTATGCAGATTGGAATTACGCCGTGCGGTGGAATTGCCCACCAGCGATTGTCTATCAATTGAGGATCGCTGTATCCGTGGCGATCGCACCATCGTTGTACTTGTTTTTCTGTGAACATTATTTCCTGTACTCCCAAGGAAAAATTGGACGTTCCTGACTCCAAAAGTTGAGCTTGCGATCGCGTGCCTCGTTTTCCGCGCCCAAATAAAGTCCGCGATCGCACCCTCTGAGGTAATCGCGATAAACCACGGCGTAGCCACCCTGAACTAAAGACAGGTTGAGGTTTTGAGACTGCACTGAAACTTCCGCCACCGTTCTGCCGTAGCGATCGCGGCTTATTGCTCGAATTTCGACCGAACTACCTATCGGCGCAAGCTCTAACAGGCGATCGCGAGCCGCCATCCCCCAAGGTTGCTGCCTCAGTTCTGGGGCATCTATACAAGCCAGTCGAACAATTTCGACTTGCTTGTCTCGCCAAATTTTGATGGTGTCGCCGTCAGTAACGCTGACCAAAATTGCAAGGATTGTAGCTGGGACTGGGTTCATGTTTCTCCTCTAAAGCTGGATTTCTTCTACTTTGAAAATCAACCCGTTCTCGTCGCGATAAAGTTCGTATTCCTTCTCGCAAACCTTGCCCTCCTTTTGCTCAGTTAACGGCGAAGCATATGATTCTGCTCTGATTTGAACCGAGCGATCGCGTCGGTAGATCGGATCTGCGAGCATGTCGTTTAGCAGATCGATCGGCGATTTTTGAGGAGCGCGGACAATTCGACGACCAACGCGATCGCCTACTGGCTTCATCTCCCTCGCCTCTGCCAAACCGTTGACGCGCTTGAGTAAATCTTTCGGCGGTGGCACAGATTCAACTTGTGCGGGTTTATAGGGTCTGTAAGCGTCTCCACTTTCCGTTTGACCATATGCATCCCTTGGTGCGTCTGCCACCGCTTGTTGAGGCGGATAAGCGCCACTGGAGAGATATTCTTGTTCGACATGGGAGTCCCGATCCGCGATCGCGTCCCAATCCGGTTCCGCTGGCAACGCGACAGGGGAGTCTGCTGCGTCCAGCGGATGATGACTTGGATCGAACTGCCTAGAGGCTAAGTCAATCAAGTCCTGCGCTACTTCGTGGGTGGCTTGCGGGGATGGGTTAGTCAATGCGCGTTGGTGCTTCTCCACGAGTTGTTTGTGTTCTTGCACTGCTGTGCCAGATATGCCCGCGCGTTCCTGAACCGCTACATTTGCAGCGCGATGAGTCATCTCCTCGGTGTACCAAGTCCAATCCAGCGCTAAGCGCGTCGGATCGTTGTTCCACGACCCGCGCACGCGGCGCTTCGCTTCATGGATGTTCGTCCCCCATCCGTTCTTGAGGTAGTTTTTTCCCATCCACTCAAGGAAGTTTTTGTCGATCTGCCCATCAACCATCCATTCGCCGTCAGGAAACCCGTTCGCCCGCTCCCTAGCGATCGCCAATCCACTGCGCTGATTCCCAAACGGCTCTATCGCAGTCGTAGCCGGAACAACTTCGACCTGGCGCGGCGGAACTTTTGCCTCCGGAAGGATCTTTGGTTCCTGGGCGAGATTTTGTTTTTCTCGATCAACGAAGCGAGATGATTCTGGTTGCCCAACCTCTGCCGTAGCGAGTGGCTTTTCTTCTTCCAAAAGCGCAGCGCTCCCCTCCTCTTTTTTTTCTTCCGCCCCTTGGGGGGTAAGGGGGGAAAAGTATTCTCTGTTTGTATTCTCTGGAGTAGTCTCTGGAATATATAAGGATATATTGGCAGGATCTGCCTGTACATAATGCTCGATCGCGCCATTATGTAATCCTGTTTTCTGCCTGTCCATATTGGCGGTTTCTGCCAATATTGATTGCTCGGTTTTTGGATCGTCGCCAGAGGATTTTTTCCTTTTCCACGCTGGGGGGACTTCCGCGATCGCGGTTGGAACTCCCTGTAAATACTCCTGCCAACGCGCCTCTAGCGCATCATCGATCAATAGGTACTCCAAGCGTCGGGGGCAACCAGCAAAGCGCTCCTGGATTAAGCCTCTTGCTTTGAGGTCTTTACGCGCGGATTCCTGCTCTCTCCGCCCCATGCCCGTCTCCTCCTGGATTTCTGCCTGCGACTTAAAGATCCATCCATCTGGATCTTTTTGCTTGCCTTGCCAGTAATACATTTGACAAAGAAATAAGCATGGAAGTACGCCCCCCACGACTTTTACCAGGGAAGGATAGTAGGCGATAGGATGGCCTAAGTTTTTAAGGAAAAGACCCAGTTTCATGCTCTTACTCCCTCGCTTCGGCAGGAGTAAGACAAAAGCGTGCTATAATCATCGCTATTAGTCATAAGTGTTACAGCAAACGTTTGCTTGCAAGATGTGACTTAAGTAAGGAAAGTTGAATCAAAGTTGAATTGAGCGCTCCCTTCTTGCAGGAAGGGGGCGCACCTTTTTTAAGGGTGCTGGTTCTCATTGTATCAGCGTATTAATGAAAACCAATACTAGACTTATTGCGTTGCGCCCCCAGTACGCGCGCTATTTTTTGAACAACTGCCTAATAAAGGCTAAATTCTCCGCAGTTAACTGTTCCGTTCCAAACTCCAACTTGCACTGGTGAATTGCCCAAAAGACGTCTTTGTCAGATCGTTCGGCGACCCTCGATAGATACCAAGCGTAAGAGACAAAGTTCCCCCCTATTTCCGAAATAGCGTTTCTTCTCCACGCGAACGGAGGCCAAATATTCCATTTTTCGCGATAGAGACTAGCTGCCCAGACGGGGCTGTTCCCTTTCTTGTAAGCCTCTTGCAGCTTCTCCCGGTAAAAGTTGAATCTGGGAATATCCTGTTTTGGCAGCATCGCCACCATTGCTGCGACAGGAGAGGTTGCGACATCTTCAGGAATCCAGCAATGCCCGCAGTCGCAAACGCGAGTAGAGATGGGGACGATCGCGTGACAGTCGGGGCACTCTTTGACTGGAGCCTCTCCCTTCTCTGCCTCCGTTGATTCCCGCAGCACAAAGCGCTTTTGATCCTCAATAAATCCAAAACGACCAACCAAGCCTGATTGATCCAGAACTAGGCAATCAAATTTGTCGGCAGCCAACCGCAACCCCCTTCCAACTTGCTGCCAGAATTTCGCCTTAGACTTTGTTGGACGACAGAGCATAACGCAAGAAACTTCCGGACAATCAAACCCTTCCGCTAACGCCTCGCAGCTGACTACCACTAAAATTTTCCCTGCCGCCAGATGGCGATAGATTTCTGCGCGTTCTTTCGTCGGCATCCAACCATTAACCGCCGCAGCAGGGATGCCGCGATCGCGAAACTCAAGCGCGATCGCGTGCGCGTGACTGACGCTAACGGCAAACGCGATCGTTCTGCGTCCCTCTGCCAGCCGCAACCATTCATTGACTGCCGCTGCCACATTTTCGGGAGTATTGCACCTTATCTCTAGATCGGAAACCTTAAAGTCTCCGCCAACAGTCGCCACCCCTTTAAGATCGGGTCTTTTTAGCCCGTAGTAAACCGGCTTTACGAGGTGTCCCAAGTCGATCAATTTTCCAGGCACTGGTGCGGAAATCAAGCACTCGAATAGATCCCCCATCGATTCGCCTTTAGCCAATCGCCAAGGCGTTGCTGTTAGGCCAACAAAGATGGTTCTTTCTGCACCCTGTTCGTCGCGTAGCGCGGGCATCACATGCCGCGCCCACGATGTCCAGGCGGTGAGATGCGCTTCGTCAAAAATGATTATGTCCGGTGCGAACCAGTCACCCCGCCTAGACAAAGTTTGCACAGATGCAACCTGGATAACAGCGTCGCGGCTCTCTTTATGTCCTCCAGCGATGACCCCGCATTCTAAGCCGAATCGCGAGAACTTATCCAGCGTTTGACGGATCAATACGTCGCGATGGACGATGAACAACACTTTCCGCCCTTTGGCGATCGCTGCGTCAAAAACGATTTGACCGGCGAAAACAGTTTTTCCCGCGCCTGTTGGCGCAACTACCAGGATTCGCTTGAATCCCGATCTGATGGTTTTATATAATTCTTGCCGAAGCTCCTCTTGATAGCCCCTAAGCGTCGGACGTTCCAATAGAGGCAGGGAGGTGCTACAATCTTTAGTGAGCATAAGATTTTTTGTGCAGTGCGATTTGTGCGTTGAAATTAAGCGCTCTCTTCTTGCCGGAAGGGAGCGCACCTTTTTTAAGGGCGCTGCGCCTTATTCTATCAGTGTATCAACGAAATTGAATAGCGTGCTTGTTGCAGCGCGATCGCGCTAACGTTATAGAATAGTCCGCGAAAACCCCGTGTCTTTAGACCGGGGTTTTCGCGGACTATTCTATAACTCAGAGAGGAACACTTTCAATCCCTAATAGGTATTGTAATTGATTTCGTCCAGCTGACGAGAAACGCGCGATCGCATCCTACATCTTTTCCTTTCAATCCCTAATAGGTATTGTAATTGATTTCGTCGCTGCGAGATGAGATCCGGGAGGCGATCGCGAACCTTTCAATCCCTAATAGGTATTGTAATTGATTTCGTCACGAACTAACCCCCATAGAAAACTGGATACCATCCCTTTCAATCCCTAATAGGTATTGTAATTGATTTCGTCCGGATAACTCACGCGCGCGCTCAACCGAGTCGGAACTTTCAATCCCTAATAGGTATTGTAATTGATTTCGTCACAGCAACGGCAATTGGGCGCGGTTTGTTTTCGTCTTTCAATCCCTAATAGGTATTGTAATTGATTTCGTCAGATAGCTTTCTGCTTGCCGTTGGCGCTTTCCTCGTCTTTCAATCCCTAATAGGTATTGTAATTGATTTCGTCTTGCGATCGCTATGCTCTAGTCGCCAATGCCACGACTTTCAATCCCTAATAGGTATTGTAATTGATTTCGTCACTCCTGCCATTAAAGAGATACTGCTTTGCTTTTGTCTTTCAATCCCTAATAGGTATTGTAATTGATTTCGTCCAGAATCTCCCACCAACGCTTTAGCTCGCACTTGCCTTTCAATCCCTAATAGGTATTGTAATTGATTTCGTCAGTTGATGAGCTAGCCGGTAAGTTGAAAAGTGCCCTTTCAATCCCTAATAGGTATTGTAATTGATTTCGTCCAACCAGATTTAACGGTCATCGACTCGATCCGCGACTTTCAATCCCTAATAGGTATTGTAATTGATTTCGTCACTCACCACCGAGTGTTATCGCGGCTGCCAAGTCCTTTCAATCCCTAATAGGTATTGTAATTGATTTCGTCTTTACCCCCCCCTTTTGTGCCAGTGGGTTCTGTATCTTTCAATCCCTAATAGGTATTGTAATTGATTTCGTCGAAAGCGATCGCCCTCCAACTGTCACCGGACTTTCCTTTCAATCCCTAATAGGTATTGTAATTGATTTCGTCGAGCAACAACCGAAGCACTCAGGCGAGAACTAGAACCTTTCAATCCCTAATAGGTATTGTAATTGATTTCGTCCTTGCCAGCTTCGCCCCGGCGACGTTTCTGCCGGGTTCACCCTTTCAATCCCTAATAGGTATTGTAATTGATTTCGTCCGAGGTGTACGCTTCGATTTTGGGGTAGAGATTCGCCCTTTCAATCCCTAATAGGTATTGTAATTGATTTCGTCCCAATTTCTTCCAAAAGATTGCGATCCACAAGCCAGGTATTCTTTCAATCCCTAATAGGTATTGTAATTGATTTCGTCTAACAATCCGTAACAGTATGATTTTATCGACTTTGACTTTCAATCCCTAATAGGTATTGTAATTGATTTCGTCCCACCTTTTTAAATTCTTTTCCCAGCAAGCGTTGCGGCTCTCGATTCCGAGTGTCACCAAAATATTTGCAATAGACATTGATTGTTGCAATCATATTTTTCTCACGATCGCCAAAACGCTTGCATATCAATAGCCGGGGGAGATTTTTAGGATTGAGAGTCAGAACGCTTGCGCTGCCTGCGTTTCGGCTTATCCGGAATTGCTTCGTTTTGCACACCTATAGGTTTGCGGAAATTGCGTCGCGATTCTAATATTTTTAAGATATCGCTAGGTAAGTGACTCTCTGGTACAGTCCCCGACTCAACCGACTTCACCAACATCAGGATAGCTGATTTACGATCGCGTTCTTCGCTATATCCGCACTTGCTGCAATCAAATTTTCTGCGATGTAACGGCATATCTTCCAAGTGACCGCAAACCGGGCATTCTTCAGAAGTATTCTTACTCTCGAAGCGAATTGCGACGCGCCCCCATTCTGCCGCTTTGCGCTCTAGTTGTGACGCGAATTCACCATAGCCAGTGTCGCCGAGTTTTTTGGTAATCTCGGTTTTCTGCTGTTGTCCGGTTTTTTCAAACCCAGCGCGATCGCCTGTTGCCTTCGGTTGATTGCGCTTTTTCAACACCGGCGACTGCATCCCGTCTTCCATTACGATTGTCGCGTTCTTCCTCGCTAACCACGTCGTCTGCTTCTGGATAAAATGACGCCGCTGCATCTTGGCTTTCTCGTGCAACTTGCTCACTTGTTGTCGCAACTTATCTATCGATTTGCTGTTACCAACCTTCTCTCGAAGATGACCAAAGAAGTAGATGCCGATCGCCTTCACGATCGCGTCCTCACTCTTGCACGCGATCGCCTTTGTAGCCGCCTCCCATCCCAAGCCGGGGCAAAGCGAAACTAACTCATCTGGCGTGCGATGGCGCTGGTTTAGCCACAAGATTAAATTGTGAGTTTGTTTGCGACTAATCTCTTGCTGCAATTTGGCGACGCGACGCGCAATGCGTTCGTAAAATTTAGGATTTTCAACGCGATCGCCATCTTCAAACGTTAGGTACGATCTAATCCCTGGATCGAACGCCGTCACGGGCTTAGGTTTCTTCAGCAACCTTGGACTGCGCTGGATGTCGCCGCACAATTGGAGATAATAACCCGATGGTCTTCGCACGATGTTGTAGGTGCGAATTTCAGGAATAATGGGTTTTCCATCCTCACAATTTACCCAACGATCGCTTAGTGTGGGTACGGCGAAATCGCCCAACTCTTTGATGCTACAGCGATCGCGACCAACAATCCTTAGCCGATGGTTACCCGGCCCTGGCTTGGGCGAGAGTGTGTTGTCTGAGGTGTCGGTGCGGCGGAATCGTGGCCTCCCGTAAACGACGCCCTTAGATTTCCCAAATCGATAAGATTTCCAATTGTCCCAACTGGTGCTTAAGCGCTTGATTATCCCATATTGAAACGTATTTGGGATGTCGGCAATTTCCTTCGGCAAGCCTTTTTTTTCCAGCAGCTCAACCAAGTACTTCACTACCTTAGATAACCCGCCTTTGGTTTGATCGCCCTCTGTCCAGACGATCGGCTCTTCGCGATCGCCTTCGCACCATTCTAGCGGGTAAAATCCCATCGCATCGGGTATTCGTGGCGTGGTAGGGATGGGGCGATCGCGTTGCCAGGGCAGAGAATAACAGTTCCCGATCCAGCCCTGAACGGTGCGTCGGTAGTGTCCGCGATCTTCAGGATCTGAAACAGTGTAGACGTATGGCACGCCTTCCTTCTGCGCGCGATCGCATCCCTTCAATGTCGTGCAGTTCCGCACCATCTGCTCTCGCGTTTTTTTTGTAGAGAAAACTATTTGCGAGTAAGGAATCAATAATCTTACGGGCTTCCCTTCAACTTCAACCCACTCCCCATCAACAAACCAGCACTTTCCGTCGTAGGCCGTAGCTTTGACACTTGAAGCGCTAGCACCGACTGGTGTCCCTGTGCGCGGATCGAGGTGCAAATATCGACATTTCCAGGGCAACTTAGAGACGGGAAACATGCACTGCTTAAGCAGGTCTTCTTGCCGCTGTTCCGCCTCTTGTTCGCGAGATTTTGGCGAGCGATCTACTGGCTCCTTTTTTTCTTCTGAGATCGCCTCTTTTTTGATCTTAATTTTCGGGTTTCTAGCGTAGTTTCTCTCTAATAGATGAAGTTGCTCTAGCCCCAGATTCCAGATGTACGGCGAGTACTTCAACCACGCATTGATTAGCTGTTGTTGCTCTGCGGAAAGCACCATTCTAAACTCAAGAACTTTGATGGTCATAAAGATTGTCAAACTCTGGATTTATGATATACTAAAAACATGTCAAACGGGGTTGCTTTCTTACCCCTTAAAATTCCCAGGGTGACTGTTTCAAGAACGCAGTCAGTCCAGAATTAAACAATCCCGCGCTGAGCGTCGGGAGTCCCTAACAAAAAGCGCGATTCTAGGAGAACTTAGAATCGCGCTTTTTGTTGCCTTAATTTACTTACTTGGCAGCGATCGCGAAGCCTCTCCCACCAACCGCAACACTTCCTGTAAGCCCTGCTCTTTCTTTGCTTGCTGGAGGAACCCCCAAACGCGATCGCACCGGCTCAGCAATTCCGAGTTGCGTTCTTTTAGCAGAGATAAATCCTCGATCATCGCTGCTTGGGCTGCCCTAGTTGTTTGCATTTTTTTTGTTAGTTGCGTCATAATAATGTGACAGGTTAATCTCTTTGGCTATGGAAGGCTCGCCTAGAGTCAGGGTTCCCTCTGAGTATGTGGAATATTTTTGCGCGGTTATGAAAGACCGCGCGGGGCTAAAAATATTCACCACCCCAAGCGCGAAAAAAACTACCTTGGTTCGCATCCCGCGCCATTTACTGCTTGAGGCTTATTTGGCGATTGCAGAAATCAACGTAGAAATCGCTATCGAACAATTGCACCAAATATCGAAGGAGAAGTACAATGCGTCAGCAAATCCAGCAATCCAAGATCGCAATCGCCGAGCTGGTCGTCAAGCTCCAAGAAGAGCAAGCCAAGCTAGAGCGGATGGAAGCGCGGGTAGAAAAGTATGAAGAAGCGATCGCGTTCTTGCAGGAGGCGATCGCGGAAGACCCTCTGCTTTGGGAAGATGTGCGCGATCGCCTTAATCCAGCGGACGAGGTAGAGGCGATCGCGAAGTCCGACCTTACCTCTGTCGAAAAAGATGTTTTGTCTGTTTTGGAGCGCAACCGCGATGCTCAGGAAGATGTGAGTAAGATCGCGCTACCCCCAACCATTATTTGGAACGGCAACGGCGTTGCTCGGCTGGGTTGTGCCAAACAAAAACTTGCTAAGGAGTGGGCGAAATTACTCACCTTGTGGGGATGCGCTACTTCCGTCGTCAAGGTAGAGTGCTTTTCGGAGAAGGAAATCAAATGGGAGGTTGCGATCCTTGGTATAACGCGATCGCAACTGGAAACACTAGCCAAAGCTCACACTTCTCCTCACGCCGAAGTTCCTGCTCGTGCGGGAAGTAATAAGGTAGTTGAGGGCGATCGCGTAGATGCAGATAATGATGATGAAGTTTCTGCGACGCAGGAAGATGGCGGCGCGATTCAGGTTAAAAAGCTGGAATCTGCAAAAAACGATCAAGCTATGAGCGCTGTGCTTGATGTTGCCAGCAACATTCTTGATACTTATTGGGAGTTAGATACGGATTGGCTAGACAACTCTGATTTTGAGGATTATCCTCGCGCTTTGGTCAGCAAAGCCTTTGATTGGTTGTTGGACAAAGGGTTTGTCACTTTTGATAAAAAGATTGGGTGGCGGTTGACTCAAAAATATCGTTGCTTGAACCTTGACGACATTGTAACGTTTGATTACGAAAAAGCTGTTAAGGATTTTGAAAAATACAAAGCTCAAGCTGTTGCGATCGTTGACCGAGAAAGTTCGGATGGCGAGGCTGACATCGAACGCGATCGCCTTCAGTCGCCTTCTCCCGATCAAGTTTCCGATCATCCTATTAATACAGTAGAAGAGGTTCTAGGCGGAGCTTCCCCGCTTAGTCTTAAAGACGAACAGCTCGACGAATTAGAGCGAGCTTTGGTTGGCGAACCAACACCCTCGATTGAGGATTTTGTCGATGACAAACCGAGTGCATACGCCGAACAAATGGCGCAAAAAATTAAACCAGGAAGCAAACTAAGATCGCTATCTTTCCCCGCCGATCCCAAGCATAAATTCTCAAGAAAGCGCACCGGAGTTGTGCGCCGACTTGAGCGAGAGGGAGCGCATATCTACGCCTTTGTCAGCGAGCTAACCGAAACCGGGAAAGATTCGCGTCACACCGCCTTCTACAATCTTGAGGCAGTTGAAATTGTCGAGGAAGCGCCTGCGATCGATATAGCTTTTGAGCGCTTTGAGCCGTTCGATCCAACCGAAGACGCTTTAGGGGTGGTTGAAGCAGAGATTCTTCAATTCCTTAAAGAGAAGTCTGCACAGGCGGATCTTTATCAAGACAATCAACCCGATGCGTCGTTCTCAGAAATTCTTGCCGCGACAAAGCTCGAAGGAGCGGATCGGGAGCTTGCGCTGGACGCCTTAGAGAAAATGGAGGCAAAAGGACTGGTGTCCTTTGACGGCGATCGCTGGCAGATTGCAAGTGAAAAACCAGCACAAAAAGAGAATAGCTTCAAAGTAGGCGATCGCGTCACGATCTGCGGTGACTCTAAAGGACAGGATTTAATTGGAAAAACTGGAACGCTTACCGCTGTCAGCGTGACTGGCTGCGTTTTGTGCCTCGACGGTGAGGACGGGAAGACTCGGCTTTTCTTCTGCAAAGAAGATTTGACCCCTTGTTCTACTTTTTCGCAAGCAGCCTAGTTTTGGTGTCTGGGAATTGATGCGGCAAGTTCCCAGACAAACTTTTACAACGCGATCGCGACGGAGCGGAAACGAACTAAGATATGTTGGGAGCTGAAAGAACAGCAGGTGTCCTTTTTGCCGGTGGTGGCGGTGTTGAGTGCGGCATGTTTGATGCTGGCATCGACCCCATCTGGGCGGTAGAATGGAATCCGCACAACACGCAATTGAGCGAGGCTCTGATCCAATCTCATAAGCGAAATTTTCCGAATTGCAAGGTTGTTGCTAAACCGGTTCAGCAGGTTGATTGGCGCAGGTTGCCAAAGGTAAATATTCTGTGGGCTAGTCCCATGTGCAGCAATTTCAGCATGGCGAAGAATGCTGAAGAAACGCTAGAAGACATTGAAATGGCAATGGCGGTTTGCGACGCGATCGCCATTCTAGCCCCGACCTACTTCTATCTAGAAAATGTCGCGCAATACAGGAAATCCGTCAGCTTCGACGCCATTATTTCCACTCTAAAACGCTTGGGGTATAGCGTTGAATCTTCCGTTGAAAACCTTGCCGACTACGGACTGCCCCAAGCTAGAAAGCGCTTGATTTTAAGATCCGCACTTGGGGTAGCAGTACCGCCATTGCCCAGAAAGGTAGAAAAACACGTGGGATGGTATGAGGCGATCGCCGATCTAATCCCCAACCTGCCTGATTCCGATCTGCTGCCATCCCAGCGCAAAGCAGCAGAAAAATACGATGCCAGCGTCCCGTTGTTGTTGCCTAGAACCGGCAGACGATGCGGGTCGGCTAGGACTGGCGACATGCCTGCTTTTACTATTGCCCGCTCTATTTTTACCGACGAAAAAGGGAGTAACAGGCAGAGCAACGGCGACGCTTTATCAGACGGACAACCTAAAGCACTCACTATTGAGTGCTACAAACGACTTCAGGGATTCCCTGCTTGGTACAAGCTGCCTGCTGATATCGCGATCGCGGGTTCGATCCTTGGATACTCGGTTCCCCCAATGTTCGCCAAGCAATTATTTGAGGCGATCTGGGATGAGTCAGTATCTACCTGTGGGTTAGCCATTTCCTTCGGATGGACTGCCCAATATTTACCCAATAAATCCGTTACTCGCAGAGTTTGGAAAGATTCTCACGCAGCTAAATTTATCCGCGCTTACGAACGAGGCGATCGCGTTGTTGCCCTCAACAAGGATAAGCGCAATGGTGGCGAACAAATTGGATGGTGTAAGCTCACTTGCGCGCCATACAAAGAACGACTGTCCGAGATGCCGGAGTCTGATGTAGCGGCAGAAGGGGGGATGGTTGCGACAGTCGAAGAATTTGTTAGCAAGTACTTTGAGGGCGATCGCGATCTTCAGGTTTGGGTAGTTAGGTTTGAGTTCGTTCCACTTGAAGAAAAGCAGCCAGCGATCGCGCAGCGTGCCGGAGGGCATATCGCGCAGCAGCCCAAGTCTTGCGTCGAACGACACCCGCTAGATCGCTACGATTCCCCCCATTGGTTCGTAACCGCGATCGCCCCCTACATCGATCTAAGCGGGACTATCGGCGAGTGTTGCGTCGGTGGTGGCGTCCTGGCGCGTTGCCTCAAGGAAATGGGTCACAAAATCTGGACGAACGACATCAACCCCGATGTTGACGCAGGCTATCACCTCGACGTGACTGGCGATCGCGCCTGGGACGATCTTCCCGAAGCCGATTGGATCTTCACTAACCCACCCTACGGCGACGCGGCATTCAAAATTGTTCGCAACGCTTACCGACACGCTAAACGTGGCGTCGTCTTCCTATTGCGAACTACTTGGGATGAACCGTGTGAAGAACGCGCTGAGTGGCTTTTCCAGCACCCAATAACGCGCAAATTAACCTTACCAAGGTACAAATTCCGCGAAAACAAGCGCGGCAAGCTATCAGTGGAGGCAAGTACGATCGCGGCGTTTGTCTGGGATAAGCAGATCCCAGTACTGCCAAGCCTATCGATTCCGCGCGATCGCATCCCCTTGTTCCATGATTCCGCAAACAACGCACCGTCGTGGGATGAGATTGTCGCGTTAATAAAGGATCTGGAGAGACCGCCTTTCAGCGACGACGCGAACGAGGCGTGTATCAAAATACGGCGGGGTAGTTCATTGTTTGCGCCTGCTCACAAGCTAAAAAACGGCGAGGACGGTTCGCTTCGGTGTCTCTACAGGTGGGGAGAGAAGAAAGGCAGTGTTTGGGTTACTCGCTCCAAGCACGTACCCATTGGCAAGGTAGGGCGGGTTAAGTCTGCGATACGCGATCGCCAACCCATCGCAGAAATTCTTGAGTTGTTATAGATTGTCACCCCTTGTTGAGAATGGCGGTATTGGCTCTGACTAACCCACCAAAAGCGAAACCCCCTATTGCTAGGAGGTTTCGGCTATCGGAGCGACACGATTTGAACGTGCGGCCCCCACTGACCGAAAGTCTGTGCTTGTTGCCTCAAGCGCTTACAGGTAGAGAGTTGTATGCCTTTGCAACAATTGATATATCAATTGGCACGCTATTTTAAAAACAGATAAAAAACGCAAACAATATCCCCAATAGAGAAGTCACAAAGATCAGAGCGATCGCCTGATTGCCCCGCATTAACAGCGATCGCCATCCCGCGATCGCCCAATCCAACGAGCTTGTTCCCCAAATAAGCAAGGCAATGAGCATTATTCCTAGCACAACCCAATCAATAGCTTGAGGAACAAGCGTAAAAACGACTGCTGACAAAGAGGCTGTCAGCAGCCAGCGGCTAACTCCGGAAGCCACAAAAGCTAAATCAACCATATCTCTACCTGAACGAGGGGGTTTGAGGGAGCTATAGTGCCACCTCTATACCCGATAGGGTTAGGGGTGGGTACATGGACACAGGTGCGCGCGGTGATAAGAAACGGGTAAAATTCAGGATAAAGCTCCGCTGGTATGGCATCCTCAAAGCTTTTCAGCAAAGTATTAAGGTTATCGTCAATAGCAGGAATGCTGATGTTTCCTATTCGATCTTGCGCTAGTTCCTCGCAGTCGAACCACCAGTCGGGATAGCCAAGCTCCGCTCCTATCTTGCTTGTGACTTCGCGCAATCCCACTTTAAATTGTTTCATGAAAGTTTTTCTCCTGTTTTCAGTTTGTCGATCCAATCCTCAACCAACTGGGTCATCGTCTTCTCTCTCTCTTTCGCTACTTTCCTTAATCTTTCAAGCCTAGATTTTGAAATTCTAAGGCTTAGCCTCTGCTTGTCCATCTGCCCAATGGATACCCTTATTGCTATATTGGTCATATCACATTTAGGCGATCGCGCGCCAGAAACGTATGGAAACTCTTGTCGGCAAGCGCAGTACCTTGCCTTGGGAAAACGATCGGGAAATCAATGTTTTGTTGGGAGCTTCGGCAGATTTCCCGATAGAGCTAGTGCCCTTGCTCTCCTTTGATTACGAGAGAGAGCTGTTCGGAATTTTTAAAATTCGCTTTTGCTGGCTAGAGCCAGAAGCGTCGTTGTTATGGAGCAAGCTTGATAGTAGTGGAGGGAGCGTTCGCACCGGCTCTCATGCCGATGCGGTCGTCCAAAATTTGGCAAACCTCTCGGCTAGGTTTCGGGAGATGGGCTTATCCCCCAAGCTCGACATTGTTGAGAGGTTGGTACGTCCCGTCCAGTCTGACCATCGCTTGATGGTCAGCGAGAGGTTTTTGAAATTACCTCTAGAGTTTTGTGTTGAGCTAGATGGCGAAATCCCGTCTGCCTTAATAGTCAAAGGCGATCGCGGACTGGCAAAGACTTTGAAGATCAACTGGGAATAAAATGGCGAACAAAATACAAGGTTTGGAATTGAAATCTGCTACCTGGTATCAGCGCGAATATCCAGACGCGATCGCTACCAAACTAGGCGGCGTAAAGACAGGTTCCTTCGTCGGCGAGAACGATTTGTCCGCCTTAGAGCAACTAGCCGAGGGAATGCGCGCCCAGGTAGATGCGGAAAAGGAATATAACAAGGGATTAAGTAAGCTTATAGATGCGCGACTGATCGCGGAAGAGCATGTGCTGGAGCGAGACGCGATGCTCGCCAAGTACGAACAATTATCAACTGAGGCCAAGGTAAAGTACGGTGGCAAGGTTTATGCCACCGCCGCTGCAACTGAGGCTGCACATGCAAAAGGCGTGGGCTTGTTGTCCGAGTACATTGCTACCCTCACCTCGAAAGTGCAGCAGGCGGAGGATCGGCAAGCATCAAAAGTTGCGACCATTGAGCGCCGCGCAACTTTCCAACGCACGCAATTTAAAAGCAAGGAAGAAGCCGCGATCGCTCGCGAGCAAGAGAAGCAACTCCAAGGTTCGCAATCTAAGGCGACTGGCGAGGCGAAACCAAGGGCGTTGTCCTCAAGCATCGTGGGGCTATCGATATGAACGAAGATCTTGCCGCAACCCTCGAAAGGCTGGCTCAATGGGCAACGTCTACCGGCGATGGCATTGAGGAATTGTTCGCCACGATCGCGGACGCCACCGATCGCAGGCTCAACACCGCGATCGCCAACTTCACCGCATCAAAGCGATCGCTCCATAAAGAACTATCTGATGCCCTCAATTCATCGGTTGAAGATCTGGAAGAAGCGGGTAAACTCGCCAAACTCTCAGAAATCCTTGCCGCCCACTACGGCGATGACAATATAGAGGCGCAGTTAGCCGAAGTTGACGCCGACTTTGCGACTTCCGCCAACCTGATGCAAGACGCGATCGCGCCCTTGTGGGAACTCGGCGACTTACTCGACAAGTACGGCGCGTTTCCGCTCACCCCCAGGATTGTTGCAAGGGAGAAAGCGGCGACAGTAAGGAAAAGCAAGAAAAAGTAACGCAAGGGGTTGACCAGTAAGTCAACCCCTTGCTAATATATAAACATCAGCCAACGGGTCGCCGCCAGTAACGGGCGAAAAGGGCAAATCATGAACGTAAAGACCGCGATCGCGCAACACCTCACCAATCAAGATATCCCTACAGAAGAGGACGCGATCGTAAAAATTATAGAAATGTGGAAAGTTTATAGCGTCGTCGTTGCAGGCCGCCCTGCTCGTTTCGTTAGCAAATCCAAGGTTGATGATTTTATTAAAGATAAGGAGCTTGTTATGAAAGGCATTAATAAGCCTGAAGTTTTGACCGTCTGCAAACGAACTGGTTTGGAGTTTGAAGCTCCAAGCAAACGATACAAACAGCACCCAGCTATCTCTGGATGGCTTCAAAAAGCCAGCACGGAGGGATGGTATCGCGATTGTGTCGAAACAATCGAAGCTTTGAAAAATGGAGGGGCAACAACAATTGAAGAATATATTGTTGAGTTGGAGATCGTTCGCCCAATTGCGATCGCGGCGAACGAGAAAAAGCAAAACGATCGCGAAACTTATTGGGAAAAGATCAAAGAAGAATTCAAAGAGCGCCGCCGCCAGAATGCCACGCTCAGAAATGCTGGCTATCGCTGGCGAAACCTTGCTTATGAGCCAGAAGATCCCGATCAAGCTGATTGGAGTTTGATTTCCCCTGAAGGGGAAATCGTTTCAGTTCAAAAGGCATTGACCGAGATTGAGAGTAGGGGTCACTTTGGGAAGGTAAAAGTTTAGTGGCAAGCGAAAGCCAAAAGATAAAAGCGATGGAGGCGGAAATCTCTCGCCTCCGTAAAAAACTGAGAGAAATGAAGACACCTTCACTCGATCTCTCCCTCTCGCAGTTGGAGGAACTGACGGGCATCGACAAACCCACTTGGAGCAAGTGGCTCTCAGGTAAAAAATCCCCAACGCTGGCAAGCCTCGTGCGAGTAGCATCAGCATTGGGGATGACCCCGGGACAAGTTGCGGATGCGATCTGCTTGAGACAGAAGGCGTCGCTAGCTGTCCCAATCAATCTCAAAGACTAGCTCCTCGTCGCGGTTTGTATGGGGCGATTCGCGATCGCATCCCACGTCGGTGCGATTCCCCAAGGTGGAGTCGCCACCAGCCGTATCGACCCGCAGCATAAAAAATCCCACCATGCACCCCACAACTAGCGCCGGATCGTCGGCGATTCCCCAGCGCTGGGATAACGTACTTAAAGCTTCCCTTGTAGGGCGAGAAAGCACGACGCTCTCGCCCTTCTTTATGCCCGCGATCGCGACGAACCCCAGCAAAAAACTAACAACCATCGCTGGATCTGACGCGGGGAGGTCGAACTGCTCTGCTAAACTTGCCAACTCTTGCCCCAATGGTGCAGGGAGCCATACCCTCTGTCCCTCCCTCTTGACTCTAGTCATGTTGCATCTCCGCCTTACTCGCTGCAAACTCCCCCGACTTCATCGCCGGTTTCACGTGCTTGAGATAGATCGACTCGACGTTGGCAAAGATGGGGTCAAGATCCTTGCTTACCTTAATCCCTACCGACTTCAACGTCGGCGCAACGCCAGGAAGATTGCACCCGCCCCCGATCGCGATCGCCTGATACGGTGTCCCCTGCCTCTCTTGAATCGACAGCCTTGCATCTCCTGCCGCCTGCTTAATCCACGCAGGCATCACCTTCCCATAAACAGCAGTGAAGTCTATCGCCTTTCCCCCCCTGCGATAGAACAGCTTATTTTTCTTTTCCCGACTCGCCTCAACTAACGCGATCGCGATCGCGTCCAGATCCGGACAAACTCCACCCAGCAACGCTCGAAATTCTTGATGCTGGCTTAGCATCCCAATCAGTTTATGGGTTCCGTTCGCTTTGGGTTCCGTCGCGCGCACGATCGCCCCATCGTCATCGCGCAACGAAAAGATCGAGGTAAGATACCCCAAATCCAACACCCCAAACCCATACCCCTCGCACCCGTCATCAACCGCGACATTGAGGGCAGATCCTTCCCCCACAATCCCTACCCTCGGCAACTTAACCGTAAAACCGTACTCTTCCCCAGCTTTAATAACCGTATGCGCCCCTTCCAACTTTTCCCGCAGCAACGCCCCCATACTGTTTGGGTCGTGGTGTGATGCAACTAGACAAACTTCGTACTGCCCTGGACGCAGCTTTACCTTTTTGATCAAGCACGCGAGCAATAAAGGTAAGGCGTTTTCAACCTTGAGAATGGGCGATGCTGCCACATCCTCTGCGCTTAAAAGGCGATCGCTCACCGACTCCCCAGCGAAGTACCATCTCCCTCCTAACCCAAACGCAGCCGGATCTACCAACCGCGCATCACCAACCAAGATATTTTTTTCCTCTGCCCAGCTTAGCAACGATGGCAGATATGCGAGTGTCGCAGGCATCCCCACCGCGCTTGCCTTAATTTTGATTCCTCCCGCACCCAAGTCTGCCGCACAGAAAATCTTCACGTTAATTTCTCCTAAATCCCTAGTCTCTAGATTATGCCATAACTCACGTTTTATCCTCAATACGTGCTGGCAAGGTGAGAAAAGGTACTCGATCTTAAGTGCGATCGCGTTACCCTTCTCACCTTTAACCCGCGTATTGAGAATACTTTCCCTTTAATGACATAACCGTTCGTAGTGCTTTAGATCGGGCATGAGGGAGACAGTGGCGATCGCGGACAACCCAAGCAAAATAGGGCGGGTGTTGGCGATGCTGACGGGCTTGAGGCGCTTGTATTGCTTCATAGCCGCTTGACGCTCTTGTCCGTTGATCAGCCAACTATTTTTAAAGAGATTTTCAATCACCCCATAACTTTCGTTAACGCTGCCATCTGCGCTGGTGGTGCGGTTGCCCAAGCCCAAAATATTTAGGTTGCTGCGGATATTCGCGTCTGCCTCTATCCCCAGCGATTCGAGATTAAAACTCTGCACGTCGGCGATGATTGGCGTATTACAGGCTCTACCGTTTAGGATTAAGTCTGCGATTTTCGCCTTGTACATGCTCGCGTTGATTTCATCCTTCCAGCGCTTGGAAGAAGCAAGATTTTTTAGCGATAGTGCGATAGATGTCCAGTCCGCCAAGATTAACCGAGCTGGCGGAAAGTGAACCCCCGGTCGTATCTGCGTGCTGCGCTTTTTGTAGATCGACCAAAATTTGTGGATGACTTCGAGCGCAGAGGTTGGATCTTCTAGGTCAAAGAAGGTTACTTTGTTCCTTGGAATAGCCTTGGCGTAGTCGCTTTTCTGCACGATCGCGTAGATATCTGCCTCTGGGCGAAGTTTGTAGAGTTCGGTCAACCACGCAGTCTCAAAGACCGTCTTCCCTGCTCCTGTCGTGCCAACGAGCATCGTGGATTTTTCGGTAGTGAGCAGGCTTCGCAGAACTTGCCAGCTAACCAACTCGCTTTCAGGATCGAGGATGCGCGCGTCGGGGTTAATGCCGACTTTCAGGATTGAAGCAACCGTGCTGTGGAGGTGACTTGGCTTGTCTTCTTGGGTGTCGTCAGCGATCTCGGATGGGTATTGGGCGACGGGAGGATCGTCAAAGCGGTTTGGATATGTTACCGCTTCAACAGGTTGTGGGTATGGGGAGAGGGCTGGCTCATCCTCATCATCGTCGCGTTCTTCTGACTCATCTCTATCCCCAAACGCCATATTTCCCGCCGCTAGCTCCTGGGCAATTAAATCCTGTAACTCAGATTTCGCGATCGCCGTTGAAACCTTATTTTCGGCGTATTCCAGCACCGACGAAACTGTCCCCTCGGTTAGAGCGCGTTGCAGCAATCCTGGGTCGGAAAGATCGATTGTCCCTTCTGGTAGGGCTGATTGCAGTTGCTTGAGGATGGGCAGCATCTTAGTTAGGGCTTGGATTTCTAAATCCTGAATCACTACCGTCTCTTGCGCGAGCAGCCTATTTCGCACCAACTGCTCCTGCTGATCCTCAAGTAGATCCAATGCGCGAAGCTGAAGGCGATCGCCCCTTTCTTTAAGTCGGTTGTACTGCGCCGTCACCGATTCGTACTGCGCGTTCAATTCCTCTTTCTCTTCCTGCCACTTATGGCTTTCGTAGGTCGCGACAGCAGCAAAGATTGCTGCCGCGATCGCGCATCCTACCTTGTTGTACTTCCCCTGCCTTATCCCGACTAGCAGCACCAAACTGGCGATCGCAAGGATCGCAACCCTAACCCCTTTCTGTAGATTTAGCCCCGACAGCTTATTTCTTAACTCTTCCCGACGTTTGCGATAGTCCATGTCTCCCCCTTAAAAACGAAACGCCGACCGCCACAAGAAACAGGCGGTCGGCGGAAATTGGTGCAAGTGACGTAGGTTTAGTTCCCTAATATTTCGGCGAGGTACGCTCTGTACGCTTCCACGTACTTGTTCCCCTCGCCGGATGTGATGGCTCTGATGGTGGGAACGGAAGGTGTTGCTGTAGCGCTAGGGGCGACAGGTTTTCGACCGCGATATTCCCCTTCAAACCTCCCCGCATTTTTGCATCGGGATAGATTGCCAAACTTCCCTTGCCCAAACGGACAAAAGGCGTCGAACGTTAGCGACGGGGCGTGGCACATGACGATCGGCAGTCCCACTGCGATCGCCCCCTCATAATCTTCCGGGCTTAAAAAGTCGTTCTCCCCCTCTCCCCCTGGATGGGTGTGGAAGAGGACTAAGGGGAGTTCTGATAGGTCAAAACTACCAACGTAGTGGGTTCGGGGTGTGGGCGAGATATTTGGTATTAACTCCACCTCCCCCGCATGGGTGACATACCCCCCGACTTCTTCTACCTCGCCGTAACTTGCTGCGATGTTGCGGATGGCGGCGATTTCCCGTTCGCTAAGGGGTCGGTTCATCTTCTTCCCCCGGCAGGATTTCTAAAGGCGATCGCCCTGCGATGTTACCGAGTGCGTAGGCGGCACGCTTCTGTTCTGGTAATGTCAGGTTGGATTGTAGCCTCGCAAAGATAGCGGCGTAATCTTCCTCCTCTGTCGCGCTCAGTCCTTCTGCCAACCCAGAGGCGATCGCGATCGCGATCTTGCTGCGAGCTGACGTGCCGATCGCGATCGCTCTGTTGCGCGACACATCTTCCGCTTGCGCGATTAGCTCCTCAAGCTGTGAGAGGTTTTTTTGAGATCCCTCAATTATTTTGCCGAGCAGTTCTTCAATGTCGATTTTTTCTTGCTTGGACGGGTTGTCGTCGCGAATTTTGACCATTTTCTTCTCCTTAAACGTAGTGATGTTGTTTTGTCCCTAACCACTCCTCTACTCGGATGGGGTTTGCCGCCCCTGTGAGGTAGAGCTGTTGCGTCGCAGTTTTGGATAGCGCTGCCCGTTGCTGCCTAAACTTGGCTTCTGCAAATAGACTGCGCTTGTTCGCCGCCAACATCTCTGCTTTTGCCTCCTCAACCGCCGCATTGCATCGCGTTGCGGTTTGGCGGTAGCGTTCCCACGCTGCGTACTGCCTCTCTTCCATCTGAGACGCGATCGCGGCAATCTGCTCGTTCAATTCCGAGAGCGTATTCGCCCCTCGGAGGTTGATGGCGAAGCGATCGCTCTTTCTGAATTCGCGACTTTGAACGAACGATTTTGCGGTTGTGGTGTAGGTGGGATCGAAGAAGTCCCACACTAATGGTTTTGCGTTGGCCTGGGCGATCGCGTCAGCATCGCTTACATCTGTCGCGTCGTAGTCGAGCATCAGCAAGTAAATAGGGATGCCCAACTTTTTAGAAAAAGCAATATCCCCTTTGGTGAGGAAATCAACCTGCGGGTTTTCAGGGCAGGAGTGGGTAGATATTGCCCCTGTCTCTGCGTTTAGCAAAATCGCGCCTCTAACGGCGTGGGCAGAATTCCCCCACTCACTTCCCCTTTTTTCCTGCACCCAATCGCAGTGCTTCACTCTGGTGTGGGAATGTACGATCGCGATCGCGTCTCGCTCCATCTCAGATAGGAACGCCCCATCTTCTACCTGATGCTTGCTCCAAATTACGCCGCCAGTTTTTTTTACATATCCGCTGGCGCGATCGCCGCCTCTTATTTTGCGCGCGATCGCGATCGCTTCATCGCCAGACACTTCTCTCAATTCTCTTGACTCTCGCATTCTTCTACCTCCGATTGCGCGGTAGATATTTCTGGGCAAATTGTGACGAACGCAGCATGTGTTCTTCCGCCGCTGTGGGAGAAATTTGCGAAATCTCTTCCTTCGCCTTGCCTATCCTCCCAAACTGGAAGGCGATAGTTTTCATAGCATCGCTCATCGCCTCAAACGTGTTGGCGGCAGCGGTCGCCATTCTGGAGGATGCCTTGAAATAAGCAATTTCTTGCTTACTTCTTTCCTCTACTAGCGTCGCCTCCGCGTCCCACCCAGAGACCGTGGATTCAGTGAGAGCCTTGGCTTTGACTACCTCCTCTTGCAGTCTTTCTGCTTCTTCTTGCGTGAATTGCCTGAATCGCTTTAACATCTTCTTCTCCTATTTCTTAAGTAATTCCAATAGCTTGCCAATCGCGCCTTTTATCGCGTTTCCCGCCGTCGCACAGGGCGAGCTATTAGCCAATAGCTTCTGCCTCTTCAGTAACTGGGTAATTTCACCAACTGGAGCGCGGCGGAATTCAAACCACTCTCCAAATACCTGCGCTTCTTTGTAGTAGGAATGCAGGTACTTTTCTGCCCTGTTCATGTCGCGAACCGTCCAATAAACCAGCAGTTTTATTGGCTGGTTGAATTGCATAGATACCTCTTCCCTTCTTCGATAGGGGTTGTTTGATAACCCTATCTTGAAGTGATAGGGAGATTTGGTTTGCTTCATGAGATAGACGTACTGCGATCGCGGCTTTACTTTCTTGTTCGCGATCGCAAACTTTCCCTCGCGCTGACTTTTGGCGCTGCGGAAATCGCGCTTTTTGTCGTAAATCGCTTTATAAAAATCGTAGTATTGGGGCTTCAATTGAGTCCCCCTTTACTCGCCTTTACTAAAGCCGCTCCCCGCGTTGGCGCAACATCCGGGATTTCTACAGACGGCAGAGGGGTGGTTTCCGGTGCTTGGGCAGATGTCGCCTCTTGCGTTGCTAGACCCAGGTAGTGCGCTTCAATTTGACGCACCCGATCCGCTGTGTAATGCGCGAGGTAGTAGGCGTGAACATCTTGTTGTGCTTCTGCCTCCACCTCAAGGAATTTTTCTTGCGATCGCATGACGCCATACGCGATCGCTGAAACTCCCACTACTCCCGCCAAACCCCACAAGGGAGCTGCCCGCATTTTTAGGGGCAGAAGTAACGTCGCTCCTACCCCTAAAAGGCAAGCCCCCTGTCCGCACCAAGACAAGCAAGCCGCTTTCTTATAGAGGGGCGTTTTTAGTTGCATTCCGGCAATTTTGGGATTGCTGCTCATGGCTTTACCCCAAGAAACCGAAGATAGCGCCAACCGCAATCCCAGCCGCCAGACACCAGATGATGCGATTTTCCGGCGCAACTTGCGCGATCGCTCCAACCAACGCGATCGCTACTCCCAGGATGAGGAGATACCTTGATTCCTTATAAACCCTTGAAAGCACTGAGAGCAGATTTGAGCCAACCAGCCCTACCACAAACGGCAGCGAGAAGTCTTGAAGTCTAATCATGCCGACCTCCTGTTGGGGTTGGCGGATGATGGTACCATGTTTTTGTCCTCCTGTAGGCCAATGCTATGGAGAGGAAAGTCGCGTGCTAGATGTTTAAGATTTAGCGCGCGGCGCTTTTTTTCATAGTAAGATTGTTGCACGGATGCTGCACCCATGCAACAATGTTTATAGAAAATCTGGTGAAGATGTTAGAGGAACAAGCCTTGTTGGAAGGGCTGGAGGGGAAGCGCTCGATGACGGGGGTGCTTCCTGTGACGACAAACGTTAGGTTGTTAATCGCTGAGATCGCGCTGGGGAAAAGTAGGTCGCAGGTTTTGACAGACGCGATCGCCGCATACCTCGATCGGAACGAAGCAAGTCACCAATTGGAGATTGAGGCGTTGGCGGCGATCGCGGGGGTGTCCGCAGAGGAATATGTAGCGAGCATCCTTAAAACTAGGACGCGAACAGCGAGAGGGTAGAGATTGGTATTAACAAAACCTGCGGAATTCCCCATCCGCCTGTGCGGTGTGCGATTATGTACGAGCAACCCCAACACTGCTTTTTTGTGCTTAGAGGAGACAATTATTGCCCTGGGTGGGCTATTGAGGAAGCGCACTTACCCTGTAGTGAAAAATGTCGAGGTAAATTCTACTTGGTGCGTGACGCCACGGGCGAAACTTGGTGGATACCAGCCTGCAAAGTTTCATTTCGAGGTCAGAGTCATCATTTCCAGACTCGAACTGGTGAAAGTTTTGACTGGAACCGCATAGTTGAACTGAGCGACCACGCAACTTGCTTGCATTTGTGGTGCTGTCTAGAGGCAGATGTATTGCCTGATTTTTCTTGGTTTGGGACGGTGTGAATATGGTTTTACCTAAAGATACAGGAACAATTGCAATTTGCGCTTTGAGGTATTGCGTAGGTCGTCGTACTTACATGCCCTCACTAGTGATTGATTGGGTGAAGGCGAATTGGGAGCTTTTGTCAGTTGGCGATCGCCAAATTATCTGTCGCGACACGAGAGAGGCGATCGCGTCGGGACGTAGCTTGGGTCACGATTGCGATCGCGATACTTGGCTTGAGTTTCAAGTCTGGTTAAATAACCAACAAGTGTAATAGGTTCTGGATCTGCTAAAAAACAAAAACGGAGCTTACTGTTGTAGTAAGACTCCGTTTTTGTAGGTATGGGTAGTTACTAAAATGGGATATCGTCTAGTTCGGGGCGATACCCTTGGTCTACTTGCTCTCTTAATCGCTCAAATTCATTCCAAACATCAGATTGGATGGCGATGCTAATTAGCAGGGCGATCGCAGTCATCCTGCCCTCCAACTCAAAAATTGAACTATTTTGCTGTCCGATGGTTTTCGACGCTGCGATCGCTTAGCGAGTGATGAATCTCGATTGCTTTCTTTGTTTGTGGGGATTTGTAAAGAGACAGCGGGAGGATCGTTTCCGTCATCCTCGAAAGTGTAATTAAATAAATCGTTGGGAGTAATTAGCTTTAGGTCTCCCCTTGCGTGGTAAGCCTTGTTTAGGCCATCACAGAGAGCGTTTATGGTCTTGCTGCTTATCCGATCCACTTCATCCAAGCTTTTCAATTTTGAGATCGTTGTCGGGTGCATCCCTGACAATTCGGCAAGTTCCTTATTGCTAATGCGTTTTTCCGCCATTAGCACCCTAAGCCTCCACTGAAGCATTACTCGATCCTTTTTGCGCTTTTCCATAAGTTTCTCTTTTTCTGATACGGCAATGTAAGTAGCTGTACAGCTATCTATCTATTGTACAGGATAAATAGCTGTACGGCTATATTTATGCCTGTCTTGACATTTACGTAGCTGTACGGCTATATTATTAGACATAAAGGCACAGGGAAAGCGACCAGCCCCCACCCCAAACGGAACATAGAGGTTGCACAGTTACCGCAGAACCTTGAAAAGTGAACAATCATGTCATCAGAAGAAATCTTTTACGCTATTTCAGACATTGCTGAGTCGTTGAGGTTTTTTCGACTCAAAACCTCTAACTGTCAAACAGGGTGACAGCCGGAGAGACGGCGCTCTAGAGCTGCGATTCAGTTTAAAGCTGTCTTGCAGGTGCGATGCCTGCGATCGCTTTTGGCTGCGTACATTGCTTGCAGCTGTGACAGCTCGGAAAGACGGGCATTGCGGTGTTCTGGACGAATGGTGCGAGACTCGCTCTTGCACCTTTTACTCCGACAAAAAACCCGGCTGCGAACCGGGTAAAACACATTTTCATTTTTGGTAATCAATTATGACAGTATGCGTAGAGCGATCGCGGTATTTAGCGATCGCAGTTCCACGAATCTTTACCAAACCTAGTCCGTTAGCGGAAGAGGGCGATTTTTTTCGAGTCCCCTTTCTGCCTATCGTGAAGGTGGTTCATCGGTTTTGTGTCGGGGATGAAGTTTGGTTAATCGTCGCCAATAGTCGAGGCGATCGCGAACGATGGATCGTTGCTTGTAAAGGCGATCGCGGTAGCGGTCGGTTCAAGAAAGCTGCTTAGGTTTTTGGCGATCGCGTGTTGGGTGTGCGGTCGAAAGCGAAGAGTTACGCACACGGGATTGGCGCACCAGGGCGCTGCTTAAGATTTGCACCCCAAGCAGTAGGTTCGACCCCTACCAATTCCCTCCACTGTCACAGTGGTTTTCTCCAAAAGGATTGTCAAAATGGATAAGTTTTTAGGCAAATATTGCATTGTCAGAACCCGATCAGCCGGAGTATTTGCAGGAGAAATTGCCTCTTTAGAGGCCGGAAACTGTTTGATTCACAATAGTCGAAGGCTTTGGTATTGGGATGGTGCAGCCTCCTTAAGCCAGCTTTCCCAAGAAGGTGTGAAGCGACCACAAAATTGTAAATTTCCCTGCGAAGTGCCTACACATTTTGTGTTTGAGGTAATAGAAATATTGCCTTGTACAGAAAAAGCAATAAATTCAATTAAGGGGGTAAAAGTATGGGAAGAGTAGGCTACGGC